GGGGGGAAGGGCGAGGATAGTGTAGAAAAGGTCTAAGAGTTGTTTGGGGGATCGCCAGTTGAAAGCGGATAAACCAAGACCTTCACTAAGAATCCGGGAAAGTTGATCGCTAAGTTGTGCCAACTGCATTTCGTATTCTCGAATAACTTCTCCGCGTCGTACCTGATCAACGAGCACACCTCGCAATCGCATTTCGAGAACGGGACCTTGGAGAGCTTTTTCAAACTCGTAAGTCGCGCGAGTGGTTTTGTCAAGCTGTGGTTCGATGACATGGTATATCTCGTGGGTTAGAGCGCAGTCCAATCCGTTGTACAACCAGTGCTGCTCGGTGGCCGACAAGGGCATGTTGAGTTGGGAAAGCTCGTGGGTTTTGATCGCGCGCATTATTCGAGAATCACTTCCTGTTTCGCCCGGTCCCCGTCGAGCCACCGAAGTTTAATCGGCTTCCCCGCGACCGCGGCCTTCACCAGTCCCCGCACCATCCCTTCCGTCATCCCGAAGTCCATGTAGACCGCGACGGCGTCGGCGACTTCGAGCCAAGCGTGGGCGGCCTCGATGCCCTTTTTTCGTTCGGCGGGAATCTTGTCATCTAAGACATCCTTCTGAGTATAGAGCAGATGACTGGCAAAAGGAGACTCACCGCGATTAAGGCAGTCACGAAGGCATCGACGACTGTAGCGGACATTGGAAAAGCCTCCGGCGTAGGGGGACTCGACGATGACCCTCATGCGTCACGCTTAATCGTCTCGGTCAGGCCTCGCTTACCAAGCAACTTCCAAGACTGTTCATTCGAGTACACAGAACCCAAGAACCCTAATCCTTTTTGGCTCTCTGGTTGGAGCGCATGGTGGGCAAGCATACTGTCGTTACCGGCGTTATTCACTGGAATTCCGTACTGTCTCCATAAGAAATGGATATCGTAAAGTCCATTCTGTGCGATTTTCGGGTGAGGCGTAGCCAGCACTCGGCGGACGTAGTTCCAGGCGCGGCCTTCAGACTCGATATCAGGCCAGTAAGAATGTCCCGGTCTTCGTGGGTCAACGAAAGGGACCACAAGGGCGCAAGAAGGACCTGGAGCGAATCCGATACAAGTAATTTGGTCTCCGGAAGTTTCAATGTCGAACGAAAGGCTTTTGCACGGGACAATCTTCGTTGCATAGAACCACTCCATGTCGGCGAGGTCAGGCTCGATGTAGACGACTCTTTCCGGTCGACGGATTTCGGGGAACTCGGATTCGCGGCGGGCCTTCGCGAAATCGAGGACTGTCACGGCGCGGAGAGACCAGTCGCGGAGGATCGCGGCGGGATGGAAGGCGGGGATTACTTTGCCGTATCCATAGAGGCTTCCTGTGACTGTCCCTCTGACTTTTGAAATTGACTGATTCGGACCGATGAGAGCCCAAGTTGCGGTGTTACCGAGAGCGAGGATAATATTTGGTTTAACTTCTCGAAGCTCACGGTCGAGCCGCCCGAGTTCACCAGCCAATTCAGATTTGCAGTATTTTCCAGCTTTAAGAGGTCCACGATTAACAATGCCTCTAGCTTTATCTGTACAGAGATTTTCGATGTCATTTGTCGGCTCCGGTTTCACGTTGAAGACGTTGGTTAAGAAACAATCCGCGCGATGGATGCCCGCCTCGGAAAGCATTCGGGTCAGTTCTTGGCCGGAGGCCCCGACGAAAGGGGCTCGCGCTTTGGCCTCTTCCGCGCCCCAGGCCTCACCGACGATGGCGATCTTATAAGTCATTGTTGAGTTTAAGCTTTCGAAGCAGGGCTGAGAGACAATCGTCGAGGATTTCTTTCGTCATATAGAACGTCTCGTTCGTTCGGCCCTCGCCCATGATAGAGACTTTGAAGATTTTTTCTTCCTCGTTTTTCAACGTGATGACGATCTGATTCATTTCGCCTGCCCCGCGAGTTTCATTTGTAGTCTGGCGCGGTCGGCGAAGTCCGAGTTGATTTCAAGTCCGAGCGCAGCTTTCGCACCCGCCTCTTTAGCCATTCGCACCGAACTTCCTGAACCACACGTAGGGTCGAGGAATACAGTCGAGCCGTCGACGAACATTTTGAAGAAGTGTCGAAGCATTCCATCTGGCTTAATGGACATATGATCGTCGCGCTGGGAAGGGTGGCTGAAAGCATTACTAACAGGGCTAGTGATTCGGCGGTCTCCACGGGAGCCGAAGAAAGCCGTTTCATAAATCCTCCTCGGTCCGCGTTCGGGGTCAGGGATGATTCCTATGTTATCCGATTTGATCCAAACCAACGGGAAACGATCAAGTGTAAAATTAGAATGGCGCTCAATTGTATCAATAGTCTCTCGATAGAAGTGCATTGAAAACCAAAACATGATGTGACAGGACTCATTCCCCAGACGGTCCAGGTTATCACACAAGCAATGGATAAGATTAAAGTAATTATCCGGTCGATCATCATATCCTCCGTGTATGTCTGCGGACCCTTGCACAAACTTATCCGCCCCGATTCCGTAAGGGAAGTCGCAATGGATAAAGTTGAACTTAGGGCCGGAATAGGTTTTTGCCCACTCGCGGAAGTCGGCGGTGAGAATTGACTCAGGTTCCTTGGCTGGCGGTACGCCGAAGGCTTCGGTGAGGGCAACGGAGGCGCTGTTCGCGGCGCGTTCATTCGCGCGCCGGACGATGCCGGTGGCGGTGGACATCTTCGGCGCGGCCATGACTCGCGAGTTGCCGTTCATGATTTCCGAGGCGACCTGGATTAGTTCCTCAATCCGGCGGACGGAATAGCCAAGTTCAGTGGATGTGTTTTCTTTATTCCACTCAGGCGCCTCGGCCCGGCGCAGGTCGTGGTATTCTTTAACCGCGAGGCATTCCTCTTTCCATTCGAGATTCTTTCGGCGGACGTTCTCTTCGAGTTCTACGGCACGTAAAGCAGTAGAGTCAAGCTCGTCAATATACTGTATAGGAATGCTAGTCCAGCCAAGACGACGGGTAGCCTCCAGACGGCACTCGCCGACCACGAGCGTTCCGTTGCGATCGATGACAGGAGGATGAATAAGGCCCCGTTTACTGATAGAATCAGCGAGAGAATTGATATACGCATCGTCGAGCACCCTCCGTTGCCGTTCCTCCCGGTTGACCGTGATTGAATCGATCGGAACTGAGGCGAAAGAACCTGAAGTCATGAATGCCTCTCGCCTTTGCTATCAATATCCAGCCCCCACGCGATGTAGGTGCGGATGAGTTCGGTCGGACTTGTCCGACGGCGCTTTGCGATGCGGATAAGGGCGGCCTTGTCGGTGTAGTCGAGGAGGACGGAAAGCTGCACCCGGCCCCCATTTGGGTCGCGCTCAACGGTGCTGGGTCGGCCGCGTTCGGTCATGATATGGTTCCCGCGAATACCGCGATGTATGGTTCAAAGGAAGTGGGACGGCGGCGAGTCAGACGGGAGTCTCACTGATTGCCGCCGTCCCCGGCGCGAGGAGGACTAAACCCGCGCCGTTGAGTTGACCTCGGCGAAGATGGACTGGCCATCCTGCGAGGCGCGATGTGTGACGTTGGCGATGACCTGGCGGCCGGGTGCCATTGAAATCGCCTGCTTCCGCGATGTGCCCATCTCGATGCCAAGATGCTCGAAGAGAAAGATATCGAGGCGGTAGACGGCGTCTTCGGTCAGGTAGAAGTCGGTTCGGAAGTTGAAGTCCGAAGCGTTTTTGCCGGTGGCCGCAACCGCCGCCTGAAGCTCGTCGCCCATTGCCTGAACCGGCTTGAGTTTGAAGCGGACGAAGTCGGTCTGCTTCTGTTTGGACTTATCGAAAGCAGGGATACCGTCGACGATACAGAGATAGGGTCCGGCGGGCGGTGTCGGAGGGCGTTTGATTTCGCTGACTGGGGTATCGAGAATGGCCGCAAAGTTAGGGTTACTCATGAGGGTTCCTTTAGCTTCTGAGGGTCTTCACAAATTCCGCCAACCCCGTTTCGATCGGCAGAGAGGGTTTCATTACCGCTGATGCAGGGTTTTTAAGATCGATCATCGCGGTGGCGACGGTTTGGATGGTGCGCTTTCCTCCAGCAGCAGTTTGGCAAAGAGCGACTGAATTAAAGTAACGGGGGATAGTGGGTCCCAATGCAGAACCGACTGCTGTTGGGTAGCCTTTTTTAGTTCCATCAGGGTTGTCGGTGTATCGAATGTGAGTGATAACGATAACGTTAGTACGAAAGGACTCTCCTGTAAGAAGTGCCAGGACGTTCTCGACGGCGTTCTGTGCGTCATAATAGACCATCCGTTTGTCATACTTCCCGCCCGTGGCGGATTTCGTCAGGGCTTCTCGCCAGTCAAAGGCAGCGTCGGCGAGGAAGGTGAGACTGTCCAAGACAAGCCAAGTGTCCGCGCCCCAAGTGGCCGGAACGCCAAGGTCAATTTCATTGTACTTCCATCGATCCAGCATTTGTAGAGCGGTGGTAAACGCACTGGGAACCCCATCGATGACAGGACCAGCAGCAGTGGCTCGTCTTTTGTCTCGAAGGGTACGAAATTCCACATTCCCGAGGTTGGCAGGACATGTTCGTTTAACTGCATTTGCAAGCGAGTCGAGTCCATTGTCCATATCCAATATTCGCAGCTTGAAGCCTGCCGCGACGAGGGAGGCAAGAGAGCCGGTCTTGCCGGAGCCGGAATCGCCCTCAAGTAAGAGTTTTGTAAACTCTGACGATTGGTGTTTGTCAAGGCTGGGCATCGGGCACCGTGTATTCGAGGACGAGGGAGATTGGGGACTCGGTAATTAAGGGCTTTTCGTCTCCGTAGTGAAGGTTGACCTCCGCGCCGGGGAAGGTAAGGATGACGGTCCAACCGAGGCCCTCGATGTGCTTGACGCGGGCGGGGACGCGGAAGATGTCACGGCGTTTCACTGGCGGCCCTGCTTACTTCTTTCATTTCCTCTAGTGAGGCACCAAAGCATCCGACCATCATTCCTTGGATGTAACCGAGCCATCGCATGGTCTTGTTTTCAGACATTCCTTTGACCATCTGCTCAATCATCCAAGCAAGATGAGCAGGCGTGTTTCCTTTTTCGTTTCTTTGTTCACCAATCTCAGGAAAATGAACACGCTGTATTTCAAGCGCGGCTTTAATAGCTTGTTCTCTTGTCATCGTGACTCCAGTGGATTCCACGGCCGCCGCTCGAAGTCGCTTTCGAGGAACCGTTCGCGGACCTCGGGACTTTTCGAGCATATCTTGCGGAAAGTGCAGCCACCGTACATGGAGCACGACTTGTCATTCATCGGCCAATGGCCTTTTTCCGCGAACCCTTCCGCTTGCGCGAACCAGTACCGGGCGTCGGCGAGCCACTCTTCGAGTTGGGCCTCGGTGCGATACGTAAAGCCACGCTGAAAACGAGTGAATCCGACAGCGATTTGTGCAGCGTCAATGATGACTCCAGCGACCGGAGTGCTAAACTGAACGCGTGCGGCGAGAGTGTAGATGGACATTTGATTATCTGGTGCAAACCCATCGAAATAATGTGGAGTTGGACTAGAGCCTGTAGTTTTTCTGTCCATGACATACTTTTGCCCTCCGAAGTCAACAACGCGATCAAGGTGGCCGCAAAGGATGTAAGGCTGCGAAGCAGAATGATCTTCCGGCCCCCAGTCCAGTTCCATCCGAAAGCTCAACTCCACCGCGGGCTTGCCGTTGGCAAGGATCAACGTCGCCGCCGGATCGTCCTTGAATTGGTCGAGATACCAAATGACGGAGCGGACGAGGGTCTCGCGGTTTTTGGAAGGGTGGTCGGAGGCCCAGGGGCCATCAGGTCCGGTCTTTTTTTGGCCGCCACATTCAGAGCATACACCATCATAGTTGGCAGGGCCAATAAGACCTGTTCCGCCACAAGTCGGACAATCTTCCGCATGTTCCCAGGTGGTTCTAAGCAAAGTCTTAACAACAAAGCGCAAGGCGCCCTCGTGATCCGCGTGTTCGGCCCCGTGATTGCCGGTTCGGAGCTTGTCGTAAAGTTCGAGGGACGAATGATACCACTGGCCGAAAAGCAAGTGGACGCCGGTTCCGCGTGAACGCCAGCCCTCGATCATTTGGTATTCATAGAGGCGGGGGCAGGTCTTGAGCCAAGACAATGAAGTCGAGTCCCAAGCAAACTGGACCTTGGTTCCGGGAAGGAACGGTGACTGGGCCTCGGTCACTTCGGCACCTCCCCCATCAAGTCATCAAGGTCAATCTTTTCCACCTTCTCGGTTGAGGCCTTCGCCTTCTTCGCTCCGGTGCCGGTGAGGTTAAAGTTGGCACGGGCGGCGCGGAAAGCAGCAATTATCGTGTCGATATTTTCCCTCGTGAGGTTAAGAGGGTCTTCATCAAAAAGCTTCTGCAAGTCGCTCATGATTCCTGCCCCGCTTCCAGCATTTCCGCCTCACTCGCCCCGCCCTCGGCCAGTTTCGCGTCAACCTTTGCAAGATACCCGATGACCAGCCGCGCGATGACCGGGCCGGAACCGAGTTGGGGGTGGAGTTCGCGGAGGCGGGCGAAGTCGCCCTTACGGATGTTAATGGTGACCTTTTCGAGGTCGAAGGGTTGCTTGCGTTTCATTTCTTGACCTTAATGATCCAGAGTTGGGTTGGGTTAGTTGGCGAAGTGACGAAAGATAAACAACCCAAGTCTTGATCGTTGGCCTGATCCCGGAGGCGGTAAAGTTTTTGCCTCGCCCGCTCCGGGTCAGGCGTCTCGATGCAAAGGCCGATGGGCTCGGCGAGGGCATCGTACAGTAAAGTGAGGGTGATGGGTTGCATCAACAGGAGCAATAATGCAATTCCATCACCCTCTTCCGGTTAGGCCGCAGGCGGTTGAGCGGGAGGTGCTTCCACGGCCTTCTCCGGAATCCCGGCGACGATGTCATCAAGCGCATCAGCCGCCAACGACTGCTGCTCCGCAACCCGCTGCTGGGCGAGTGCCCAGATCGGCTGGCCGTGCGGACCGTTGAGCATGGACTTCGCGGCGGCCGTGATCTGATCGCCATCGGCCTTCTTGCCCTTGGCCTTGAGCATTTCCTTGATCTTGGCTTTCGCCAGACGCATGTACTCGGCCATGACGGGGTCGGCGGTGCGGCCGCCAGTTCCGGCGGTGCGAATGCCGAACTGATACTCGCTGGCGTAAGAATCGACGGCCTCCTGCGTCAAGCCCTCTTTCTTCGACAGGTTGTTGCGGACGTTCTCGCGGAGGGTTTGGTTGAGGGCGGAAGCCTCGCCCGCGGTGATCTCATGCCCTTCCTCATACCGCTCCATAACGGTGTAAGTGTGGCCGTTGATGGTAAGTTCCTGACGCTCAAGTGACATTGGTTATCTCCGAAATGGGCCGGACAGGCCCGGTTAAGAAAACCGTGCGGGCCGGGTCAACCCCGACTCAGTACCTTTAGGGCCTATCACTGACTTCATCCCTAAGCTTCTAGGTAGGCCGAAGCCTCCGCACGGTGCCGGGTTGCCCGACGATGCATTGAACCACACCCATATCCGTTTGTCAACCATTATTTTGATGGCTCGAATTACTTTATTCAGGCGGGTGGTATGGTTCCGATTTCATGCACGGCGACTGGCTGGAGGGAGCCTTCATGCTCAATCAACAGCACCCGTTCCTCCGGCTTCTCCAGCCGAAGCACGAGGCCGTCGAATTGACTAACCCCGTCCCCATGTCCTTTGTCTCGCGCCCTCGCGTCAAGCTTTCGATCCGACGCGCGGAGCTTGTTACATCGGTCCCGGAACCGGATGGCGAGGGCTTTTGACTCGAACTCGACACGGAGGCCCTTGGGGGAGGCCAGGGCGCGGTCGAGGATTTCGCGGTAATTAGTCATGCTTGATCTCTTTTTGCCGTTTACGTTCCTCTTCGAGGCGCTTGAGTGATTCGTCGCCGGGACGAGCGTTGTCGTCTCGAATATTGAAACCAACTAAACGTGATAACGCGTCTGTGGCATCTTCTGCTTTTTTATCCACTAAACCCCTCCATCGTCACGAGCCAGAGCTCTTTTTTAGCCCTGGTAGTAATGACGTATTCAATGTTGAACTCTTGTTCTCTGTCTTCTGGACTCGCCGCCCACGGGGACGGGATTCGGTGGGGGTCCAGGTGATACACAACTTCCCACTCGAGCCCCTTAGATTTATGGCCTGAGAGAAGCTGAATGGTTCCCTGGGACTTAAAGAGGTGCTCGGCATATGCAACAGCGGCAGAGAGGGTTGCGCCATGTTCTGCGAATACTCGGAGACACTCAGCTCGATCAGCAACTGATTCCTTGCTCTTGGCTTTGGCAGCACGGCTGTTCTCCCATTGGTCGATGGCGGTGAAGACGGCATCTTGGGGCATGGTTTCTGGGCCAAGTTTTTTGAGCACTTTCACAAGCCCCGGCCCGATGTCAGCACCAACAATACTAACACCACGGCCAGAACGGATAAGACTAAAGCCCAGTCGAAAAAGCGGGGCGTTATTTCGACAGATGATAGCGGCGCCCTCGGGAATTTGACTGGCCGACCATTGCTTCGGCTCATGGATCGATCCTTCCTCGGCCCACTCGGGCCAGTTCATGTGTGGGGCGCGAGATTGGGCCTTGCGAACGATGGCGCGGGGGCATCGAAACGATGTACTGAGACTCATTTCGACCATAGCATGTCGATTTTGTAAGCTTGCCATACCGGATTGGACAGCGCCTCGGAAGGCGTATATTGACTGATAGGGATCGCCGACAGCAATAAGTCGCACTGTGACGAGCTTTTCGAGCATTGCGTGATTAAGGGCTGAAAGGTCCTGAGCTTCGTCCACCATGACGAGAGGAAAACGAGGGAATGTTCCTCCGAACAATGTGGGCATGTATATCTGATCGTCAAAGTCGATTTGGCCCTCGTAGGCGAGGCGGATGCCTTCGATGAGGACTTCGTCAACGAGCGTAAAATTGATTTCGTCTTCGTCGAACTGATCTCGAAATTCCCCTTGGGAAGTAATTCGTCTTGCGTGAAGATAGGCGTGTTCAGGTATGTACCCACATACTTTCGCTTTCCCGATCGCCTTGAGCGTTTCACTGAATGTGTCATAGGCTTCCATTCGTTGTGGGCGGGGGAGGGCGTCGATTTTATTCTTCAGCAGATCGTACGATTTCTTCGTAGAGACAACGAGTCTTTTCGCACACGCTGCGGCCCAAATACCATGCCCCAAAGCATTCATAGTCTTGACTGTAACATGGCCGGGGAGGCGCGTTTTCATTTCCTCCGCGATGCGTTTGTTGAAAGCGAGGCAAAGGATCGGGGAAACGGGGAGGGCTTGGCATATCATCTCCAAAGTTGAGGTCTTCGCCGCGCCCGCGAGGGCGGAGATAAGGATAGAGTCCTTCGATCCTTTCGCGGCCTCAATGATGGCGGATTGCTCGGAGGTTGGCGTGAGGGTTTTTGCAAGCATTACTCTGCCGCTCCAATGCGTGCGACCATTTGATCGTAGGGCTCGCGTTCGACGGCCTCCCGATCATTGCAGGCGTTGATGGCGGAAGCGTACAGATGGATTGTCTCGGCCGGGCCGTGAATGGAGATTTCTTCCGCCTCGCGCTCGTCGCTGTTAAAGTGGTCGCGCTCGATTGTGATGAGGGCTGAACTGCGCCCACCATCATGGTCGAAGACGATTGCGCTGATCCTTCGCGCACCCATTATGACTGTGTGGCTCATTCAGCCCTCCCTCGCACGCTTGCGCAGTATGTCGACCTTGTCGGCGAGTAGGTCGCGGGAAGAGTCGAAGGCCTCGTTCGAGGCGTCCTCGTAAGCCTTATCCCACGGCACGCCCGCTGAAGTCTTCTCAGACAGCTTCCGCTCCATCTCCGCGAACCAAAGGTCTTTGTATCTCATGGCTTCACCTCGATTACGATGAAAGCGGGTTTGTTGTATGTGCCTGCATAGCCTTGCGCCTCATCAACAAGACCCTCGATGATGGTTGTAAGCTCGGAGTCGGGTTGGTCGAAATACTCGCGTGCGGTTTCGCGTGAAACCTCCACCGCGAACACACCGTCATCCTCAAGATCGATCTTGCTCATTGTATAATCCTCGGTTTGGGTTGGCCCTTGACTTGTCCGTCGCCGACCATCTGATAAAGCCCTTGCTTAAACTCTTCCAACTTCGTCGCGACGATTTGCCAGGGCTGATCGGGGCGGCACGACGACAACTCGATGGCGAGGTCTTGGCAGGACTTGATGTGGTCGATGAACTGGGAGAAGATTTCGTGCTCGGTTTTCATGAGTCAAGTTTCCTTGCCCACATCCCATCTATCGACGAATAGCTTGATGTATGCCATTCATAGCATTCAAGCTGGGCTATTAGACCTCGACTTAAGATGTCAGAAAGAAATCCTTCATCATTGAATTTATATCTTTCTCGCTGCTCAGGATGACTTTCTAACCACTCATCCCTAAGTTTTTTTGTGTCGATTTCGGTTAATGTCTCGAATACTCCAGCGATAGTATAATCAGAGTATTCTCCAGTTGAAACAGTAAAAAGTTTTCCTTTTGGAATAATTTCGTCTGTCATCGTCCGCCCTCCTGCGTCATGACCGCCTGCACCGGCGCGAACATTTCTTTCAGCTTTACCGCCTGTTCGGCCATGATTTGTTTCGACTCAATGACCGCCGCCACGCGCGAGGCGTGCTCGTCAATCGCGGAAACGATTGCATCATGCCGCTTGGTCAACGCGACCATGAGGGCATCGGTATCGTCGCGGAACTGGCGAAGTTGGTCGAGGGCTTGGGAAGTGAGGTTGGCCATGAGTTGCGATGATCGCTCGTGGGCGATATCGACTGGATGAGGGGCAGGATCGAGGCGCTGTGCGCGAAGCGCATCAAGATCAACCGCTTCGCGAAGCACGCGGTCTTCTGTCGTGTTAGTTTCCACAGTCATTCTCCTTCGATGTGATCCGAGTGCGGTACTCCCGTTCAGCGCTCTCATCTTGATCTCTCCGGGTTAGAAGGGATGCTCCAAGTAAACCGGCTAGGCTGCTGATTTGTTCCGCGAGCATAACCGATTGATTAGTTGTGGTTTGCGAGTTTATAATGGCTCGTGCCTGCATCTGCATCATGCGCGCGAAACCGAGGTAACTGTTATGTTTCCAAATCTCCCGACGGCGAAGCTCCCCCGGAGTCGGACGTAAAAAGCTCTTCGAGGTTGATCGCATCGGTTAAGCTCCGCTTGGTTGGATTGAGGCCACGCCGCTCTTCCCAAATCTTGCAGAGGGTGCAAAAGGGGGCGAGCGCGGCGGTGTGAAGTTCCTTGAAAAGTTGGTAAATTCTTTCCTCGTTCGCGTTCAAAGTGGCCTCGTCATCTACAACAATCATAACACCTCGAAGCACGGCGAGGTTTGCTCGAAGCCTGTCTTTCTCGTCCTCCGTCATGGAAACCTCATAATCCAGCCGGGGGCGAAACCGGCGAAAAGGGCGGTTAAGAGTACGATGACCGCCGCCCCGGCCATAATGGCGCAGATGCAGTAAACGAAGCCCGGCATCCAACTGTCGTTTGGGGGGCCAAACGTCATAACCCGATCTCCGACAGCACCCGTTCCGCCTCGGCCTTTGCAGCGGCTTTCGCGGCTTTGTCCTCGTTCATGGCGGAAAGCCAAGCCTTAAACTTTTCATCACTTTCCAGCGCCTTCTCAACATCATTCCGCACCTGCGCCCCGGCCTCGCCGATCTTCGGCCGATGACTGATTGCGCGGGCCTTGAGCATTGCGAGTAAGGCGCTGATTGCATTGGGGCGGGAAAGCGGTATTTGGACCGTTGATGCCTCTGGCATCGCGAGCATGATTGTGTCGCCGACGAGCCAAATACTGGCGGCGTAAGACGGTGGTGGATAGCGCTCGGTCATTGTTGCAAAGCCTTTTCTTCCTCGTTGGTTAAGCCACGAAGGTTAAGGTGCAAACCTTGGTTTAGCTTGTCGACAATAAAACGAATAAATGGCTCGCCGAAAGGCATATCAACTCGATCAATATGCTCGCCGCCATCGATCTTAGTATCTTCCCAAACATCGACTCTAATAATCACTTCAGCACCCACGCAATATCTTCCGCGGCTTGCTGAAGGCTCGGCCGGGAGCCGTATTTGCCCCCGCACTCAATCCACCACGCGCCGGACGCGAAGATGATTTGGACGGGGAAGCCAAGCAATTGATAAACGGATGGGCTTGGGACTGCGAATTGAAGGCCCGCGATTGTGCGCTTAGTCATGGGCGCACCAAATAGCGATGCAGACTGTTGCGCAAAATGTTTAGATGCAGGTATGCTTTCGCGGCCTCACACTTTTCGGCCGCTCCGAATAATTCTTGCCAATGGATCACGCAATTGATTGCACGCTTTAGCTCACGGATTTGGTTTTCAGCTTGCTTTCGCTTTGTCATCGAAGATGCTCCCTTTCACCGAAGCTTCTCACCGGGCTGCGGCTTTGCCGCCAGCGATCCTGAGCTTCGAGTTGGGCTCTTTTCACGTCCGGCCTTGTCGGCTACTTAATCGGCCAGTATTGGCTGGCTCGATGTTTCGCCCTAGGACAACCCTTTGGTCATTGCTCGCTGGCGGTTAGCCTCGGCGCAGGCACGCAATACCCATTTCCCGCGTTGCCGATTTCATAACACGCCATTGCCCCATTGTCAATGGCCTGTTTCTAACTTTATTCAGTTGGCCGGAGGCAAGCCTCCAAGAATTTAACACTGTCGAAAGCCGGATTGTCGACCAGAAGGCAATCGGCAATTGTCCCCTGTAACATATTCCATTCCGGCTCGGGAACCTTCGCGCGCGCCCGTGAGAATGCCCGTGCAATCTTTTCAAAGTCTTTCCTCGTCATTGATAACTCCCATTGATTGACCGATCCACACCAGGCCCGCCTTCGGCGGGGACCGATGACGATTGCCCCGTCCACACCAGTCGCGGCCGTTGGCCGCTTGGATGAAACGCGGGGACCATATCACGCGGTCCCCGCGTTGGCTGTATCAGAGTCCGAGTTCCGTCAAATCCGCATCATCGGCGATGGCCGACTTTGCCTGCTCGACGCGGGTGCGCGCCAGTTCCATGATTGACGGGTCTTTCGCGAGAAGCTTTTGCGCGGCTTCACGCTTGACTTTGGCATCAACCTTCGACGGCTTTGTGCCCTTCGCGCGCAGGTATTGGTCGACTTTGGCCAACGCGAGCCGCATGGCTTCGGCTCGAACCGGATCACCCTCGCGCGTGCCCGCAACGCGGACTTCGCCGTTGTACATGGCTTCAAGTTTCTTTTCGACAATCGCGCGGGCCTTGGCCTGATAGTCCGTCTCGTCGGTGGAGATCCCCGCGTGCGAGTCCATGAGGATGTTTCGGAGTCCGATACGAATGACATGCTCGCCGACCGTGTGTGCATCGGCCATGAGGCCGAGTTTATTCAAATCCGCATCAATCGTGATGCCCTTACCTACGTTGATTTCCATTGCCTTAACTCCCGTTGTTCGCGGCATCGCGCCGCATGGTTGAAGACTAACTCCGATTGGATTGATTATCAAATCACGAATTGTTACTGACTACTTGTGGCATGATGCGCAACCAGTCCGCGTTTGCGTCATTGTGCGTTATTGTGGCTGTGCCATTGGACATGAACTTGATCGGGATACGAAACTCGTTCGGGCGAGTTTTCCACAGTTTTGTTTTGCCGTGGCGCCGCACGCGATATATTTTTTTGTTTGTTGTTAAGATAAACAATTCGCCGCGATCCAATGCCAACTCGATGGCTTCGCGTGTCATGACTCCCCCCTTTGAATGATGACTTGCCGCCCAATCGCACGACTCACGCCATCGATGCGGGAAGCAAGTTGTGAAAGCGTCAGCCCGCTTACAAAGCGGTATCCGAACGGCCACTCAATCAACGCGCACCATATGCCCGTTGATCCGTGGTTGATTGTCGCGCGTGCCGCAGTCATTTGATTAGCCCCGTTGTTTCCGGCTTTGCCGGGCCGCGTGCCATCATCAGCACGGTTATCGCGGCGTTACCCGTGGACGCGCATTGGCGCGCGTTTCGGCATCATGCACCAACGTAGGATGCGAAATATGTGCGAATATCACCTGCGCGGGATTTGGCACGATACGAGTAAACGTAAACGCGGCCACCCGCATGATGAACTGGATCGCGCACAAATATCGCGCCGCGATTGGCTGGATGCAACACACAGAATGGCGGGTCAATAGACTGCGCCATTTGATAATGTTCGGCCGCTTCGCGTGTCTTAAACCCGCGCCGTTCATTTGTCATGTGAGTCTCCCGTTGTTTCGATCCCCGTATTGTGCGCCCGAGTCGGGTATGGGTCAATATCAATATGAGCAATAAAATTGCTTAATTGTATCGTGTGTATCGCGGCGTCCATTGCCGTGTTGCCTGCGGCCGCCGTTCCCGTGTTTCCCGTATTGTCGTGCAATTCCCGCGCGGAGCCATTGTCGTATGGTTGATATGGCTCATGATGTTTTTTTCTTACTACTCAAAAAAAAAAAAAAAAAAAAAAAAAAAGTAAGAATTTAATCCCACTGGTATGGCTCACGAGTCCGCACGACAACACGGGAAATTTGGGAAACACGGCCGTGCCGGCGACAGGGCGATCAATGGGTTAGCCTCGAGCGTTGATGCGATGGTTGATGATACGGTCGCCGCGATGTCCGCGTGGTATGGTTCAGGCCCGATCGCGTGCCACCTTGATGCCCGCACCGTCGCCAGCCGCGTCACGCTCGAGGGGGTACCCCCACCCGGGGGCCGTCGAAGACCGGGGTGGCTTGCGCGGGCAGAGGGCTCGAGAAAAATATGCAGCCATCCAGCATGAACCATATCAACCATACCCATCGATTGTGTTGCGCAGATGCCACACCCCAAGCCCTTGACAGGCGCCTTGCGCCGTGGTATGGTGCGCGCTGGAATGGGGCGGACGTGCCCGAGCCATACCAGGACCCTCGCCGATGCAAAGGCTTCCAGTTTATCGATCCCACAAAACTGTTGAGGCAATGAAGATCGCGGCGATCGAGATCAATAAAGACGGTTCCGCGAAGATTGCGCCGGCTGATGACGGATACTCGATAATTGAAACCGCGCTCGGATTCAAGGAGCGCTTCAAAGGCTTCGACGCCGACCTTGGCTATTACGTCAAGTACGCCGACGGTTACGAGTCCTGGTCCCCGACCAAGGCCTTCGAGGAAGGTTACACCCAGGTTTAACCATGCCCGACAAGCCCAAGCGCAAATTCGAATACAAGCTCGCGAAGCTCCCCGACCGGGCGGAAGACCTTGTGGCGGAACTCAATGCTCTTTCCGCCGACGGCTGGGAGATCGAGCATCTGAACTGGGACCCGACCGACCACGTTAAGAACGTCGCCATCCTTCGCCGCGAGCCTGCCTGATGCATTCCGTCACCCCCTGGCCAATCGCGGACTGGTTCCTTTGGGGCTTCTTCATGGGCTTCGGGTGGACCCTGATCGCATTCTTTCTGAACCGGCTCTTGTCAAGGCTTTTCCCCTGATGGACCTTGACCTGAACCTCGTCGGCCGAAAGCATCAGCCAATCCTCGCCGAAGTCGTCCGGTCCTTGACCGAGGCGGATGTAGCCCTGCTTTCGACCGAACGAGGGATTCAGCCCTCGTCGATCAAGAAGCTCACCGACAATCACCACGCCCTCGCCCGCTGCCTTTCAACCGGAATGTCAGATGTTGAAGCATCCGCAGTCACTGGGTACACTCCCAGTCGCATCAGCGTTCTTCGGGATTCGCCCCTCTTCTCCGAATTGGTATCTCATTACCGAGGACGAGAAGATTCTGCACTTGCTGACTTTCAGGAGCGGATGCACACGACCGGCCTGGTTGCCGTTCAAGAACTCGCCGATAGGCTGGAAACCGAACCGGAAAAGATCGGCACGGCCACTTTGATCGAGGCGGTTAAAGCCTTGGCTGACCGCACCGGCCACGGCCCTCAGTCAAAAACTACCAACCTTAACGTCAACGTTTCCCTCGCCGAGCGCGTCGCTGAGGGTCGACGCCGCGCGCAAGGGCTGAGCACGAAGGTTGCGCCGCACGTACCTTCCGTGCTCGGGCCGGTGCAGGGTCCATCGCTTGCACCGGCCCTCGAACAGTCAGTCATCGACGTGAAGGATGACGCCGCGTGAACCCCGACCTCGAACAAGTCATCTTCGACCTGACGGCCTTCACGTCCGACCCTTACGGCTTCGTGATGTATGCCTTTCCCTGGGGCGAGGCAGGGACCGAGTTGGCAGAAGAAAGCGGCCCCGAAGAGTGGCAAATCCGCCTGATGAACTCGATCCGCGACAAGCTCGCGGCGGGGACCGATTTCGGTGAGGCGGTGTCGACGGCCATCCGCGAGGCCCGCGCCTCTGGCCACGGCGTCGGGAAGTCGTGCGTTGTGTCTTGGATAATCCTTTGGGCAATGGCAACCTTCGAGGACTGTCGCGGAATCGTCACGGCGAACACGGAGAAGCAGCTTTCGACCAAGACCCGCGCCGAACTCGCGAAGTGGCACCGATTGTTCATCGGCAAGGAGATGTTCCACCTGTCCGCGACTGCGTTGTTCTCCACCGACAAATCCCACGAGATGACTTGGCGCATCGACCTGATCCCTTGGTCCGAGAACAACCCTGAAGCCTTCGCGGGCCTCCACAACGCAGGCAAGCGCATTCTCGTGATTTTCGACGAGGCCTCCACCATCGCCGATTGCATTTGGGAAGTCGTCGAGGGTGCGATGACGGACGCCTTAACCCAGATCATCTGGCTCGTCTTCGGAAACCCAACCCGGAACAGCGGCCGCTTCAAGGCGTGCTTTTCGCCTGGAACTCGTTGGGGCATTGAGCAGATCGACGCCCGCCTTGTCCGTCGCGCCAACCATCGCCAGCATCAGGAATGGATCGATGACTACGGTGAGGATTCCGATTTCGTCCGAGTCCGAGTCCGTGGCGTCTTTCCCCGTGCCGGTTCGCTCCAATTCATCCCCTCCGACTCGGTCGATCAGGCTTGCCTGCGGGAACCACTTGCACATCTTCATGATGCCCTCGTACTCGGGGTGGATGTTGCACGGTTTGGTGACGATGCGTCAGTTATCTACATCCGAAAAGGTCGAGACGGTCGAACTCACCCGCCTCAACTTTTCCGGGGTCTGGATACAATGAGCCTAGCGGGGAAGGTCAGTGAACTCTATTCCCAATATAGAGCCGACGCAGTTTTTGTTGATGGTGGCGGGGTTGGTGGTGGTGTTGTTGACCGCCTCCGCCAGCTACACGTTCCTTGTTTCGATATACAGTTTGGTGCGAAAGCTGATGGTATCCCGTCGGAAGACGAGATAGAGAAGTTCGCCAACAAGCGCGCCGAGATGTGGGGCGCGATGCGGAAGGCCCTCAAGTCCGGCCTCGCCATCCCCGATGACGACCAACTCAAGCAGGAACTCGTCGCCGTCGAGTACGGCTTCAACCAGCGCGACGAAATCCAGCTTGAAAAGAAATCCGACCTGAAGAAGCGCCTTCCGGCCCTCGGCTCCCCGGACATGGCCGATGCGCTTGCGCTGACCTTTGCCTATCCCGTTGCGGCGTCACGATCCGCCGGTCGCCTTGGCGCTGACGCTGTTGCGCTTTGCGAGCACGAGTACGATCCGTTTAAGATGGAGGAGGCGGCATAATGTTCGGTGGCAACAGCACTCCCCCCGTCCAACCACCTCCCATCCCCACCCCTCCGCCGCCGAACGCGCCGACCTTCGGCCTGTCAACCGCGGCCGCCGCTTCGCGACAGAATCGACCGGGCCAGGGCTACGGGTCATCGATCCTGACATCTGGCGCTGGCTTGACGACTCCCGCCAACACCGCGCGCAAATCGTTGCTGGGGCAGTAATCCGTGGCCGATCCCCTTTCACTCCGCGGTCATGTCGAGGGTCGGCTTTCCGGCCTGAAGAACGACCGCTATTCCTTTTGGGTCCACTGGCAGGAAATCGCCACGTTCATCCTCCCCCGGAGATATCGATGGCTGATTACGCCGAATCAGTGGAACAAGGGTTCTCCTATCAACGGTGCTATCATCGATTCTACCGGGACTATCGCAGCCAGAACGCTTGCCAGCGGTTTGATGTCTGGTATCACCTCCCCAACCCGCCCATGGTTCAAGCTGACGATCGAAGGCATGGGCACCGACATAACCGACCCGGCGAACAGGTGGCTCGCTGAGGTCGAGCGCCGAATGTACCGCGTCTTCCACGAGTCCAACTTTTACACCGCGATGGCGGTCCTTTATCAAGACATCCCCGTCTTCGGCACCGCGCCCCTGATCATCAACGAGGACTTCGAGAACGTCGTCGACTTCGACAACCCTTGCGCGGGCGAATATTACGTCGCGAACAACGACAAGAACTACGTCGATGTCTTCTACCGTGAGTTCGTGAAGACAGTGGCGGCAACGGTTCAGTGGTTTGGCATCGACAACGTTTCCGAGGCAACCAAGCGCCTTTACCAGATGGGTGGCCCGGCCCTGTCCCAGGAACTGATGATCTGCCAAGCCGTCGAGCCGAACAATCCCCCGCGCGGGAAGACCCCGAAAGAGTTTCCCTTCCGATCCGTCTACTGGGAACGCGGCTCGGGCGAAGAGGACGGCTTCCTTCAGGAACGTGGCTATCACGAGTTCCCCGCCCCAACCGGGCGATGGGACTTAGTCGCCAACGACGCTTACGGCCGCTGCCCGGCAATGGACGCTCTCGGCGACATCAAGCAACTTCAGCAGGAGACCAAGCGCAAGGCCCAGGCCATCGACAAAATGGTCAACCCGCCGATGATCGCGGACGTGCAGTTGAAGAACCAGCCCGCGTCCCTGTTGCCGGGTGGAGTGACCTACGTCACCGGCCAGAACAATGTCGGCTTCAAACCCGTCTACGAGGTCCAGCCCCGCATCGCCGAGATGCAGCAGGACATAGCGGAAATTCAGAATCGGATCAGGTCAGTCTTCTTCAACGACCTGTTCATGATGATTTCGCAGTTGCAGACTGTGCGCACCGCCACCGAGATTGACGCGCGGCGGGAAGAGAAGCTGATCATGCTCGGGCCGGTTCTTGAGCGGTTCCAGAATGAGTTGCTCGACCCCGTCATCGATCGCGTCTTTGCAATCATGAACCGGGCGAAGCTTCTCCCGCCGCCGCCCGTAAATATCAGTGGTCAGTTTATTAAAGTCGAATACATCTCGATGCTCGCCGAAGCACAGAAGGCAGTTTCAACCGGCGCGATTGAACGTATTCTTCAGGTCGTTGGTAATGTCGCGGCAGCCAATCCTGAAATCAGCGATAACATCGATTACGACGCTGGTATTCGAGAGTATGGAACCTTGCTTGCAGCTAATCCCAAACTCTTCCGCACGCCGGATCAAGTCCAGCAGATTCGGATGGAACGGCAGAAACAGAATCAGCAGACTGCCCTCGCAGCGGCAACGCCAGGTATGGCGAAAGCGGGCAAGACCCTGTCCGAAATCGATGTCGGCGGCGGGAAGAACGCCCTTCAATCAATCCTCGGAAACGAAAGTGTTGCGGCATGAAGAACATCGACCCAGCAAAATTCAATGGCTTCGAACCGAAGAAACCTCTCATCGCCGTGGGCCTTCCCACCTTCGACGATGTCAAGGCCGACTTTGCCCTTTCCCTCGCAATGATGGTCGCGCACACCCGCCAAGTCCAATTCGCCTTCAACCACTCTAAAGCCACTTGGGTCGCGCACGCGAGGAACCTGATTGTCCAGGGCGCGATCGATCTCGGGGCCGAGTGGCTGCTCTTCATCGACTCCGACACCACGTTCCCCCGCGAGACGCTGAACCGCCTGATGTCTTGGGACAAGGATATCGTCTGCGCCTCTTACGTGAAGAAGAAACCGCCCTACATGACCGTGGGCAAGCTCGTCCAGCGCCCCGGCGACAAGATGGGCAAAGAGGCCCAGGTCGAGGCCAACGGCCTGTACGAGATGGAAGAGATTGGCCTCGGCATGTGCCTGATCCGCATGTCGGTGTTCAAGGACTTGCCGAAGCCCTGGTTCCATTACGAGTACCGCAAGGGCTCGAACCTGATGACCGGCGAGGACATCTTGTGGTGCCACGAGGTCCGAAAGCTTGGGTACAAGATTTGGATCGACGCGGCCCTGTCAATGCACGTCGGCCACATCGGCAACTTCGTCTTCCGACCCGAGCAGGCATATTCAATGTTTGACGTGGAGACGGGGCAGCGGAAGCAGGACGCCGATATCGTCGCGGAACAGGTGCAGAAGGCCGCCCTCGCCCCCACATCGATGACCTCGTCGGGGATGCGGGATGACCGATGATGACCGCCCCTACGACGCAGGCGACCCAAAAGATGTCAAGGCCGCAATCAAAGCCGCCCAGCGATGGGATGACAAGCGGGATCGTGTCATTTCGGTCGTCATGTCTACCGAGGATGGCCGTCGATGGGTCCGTGAGTTCCTTGAACTTTGCCACGTCGGGGCTTCCAGTTTCAGCACTGACGGATTGCGGATGGCGTACCTTGAAGGCGAGCGAAACATCGGCAATGTATTCATGGCCTCGATCATGAACGCCGACCCGAAACTGTACATGCTGATGATGGCGGAAGCCGCCCCGAAACCTGAATCAAAGGACGAGACAAATGGCTGACGAACCGACCGTTGCACCAACGACTGAGCCCCCCGCTCCTGCCGCGGCCCCGGCTTCGTCAGCCGCCACTTCAGTCCTCGCGACCCCTGCACCGAAAGAACCGGCAGCAGACGCGAAGCCGGCGGATGCGGCGAAGCCAGATGACAAGCCTGCGGACAAGCCCGCCGATAAACCGGCAGACAAGGCTGTTTCCACGGTTGATCCCAAGGCATTCAAAATCCCCGACGGCTTGACCGTCGACGAGAAACAGATGGGCGACTTCGCGGCCGTCGCCAACGAGTTCAAACTTTCACAAGACGCAGCGCAGAAGCTCGTCGACATGCACGCCAATGCGCTCAAAGCCGCCTCGGAGACGGGTAGCAAGTTTTGGGCGGAGAAGAACGCCGAATGGACGAAAGAACTGAAGTCCGACTTCGGCGAAGAGCCTATGAAGAACCCAAAAACTATCGCAGTTGCAAAGATGATCGACTCGCTGGGCGAAAAGGCCGCGAGCGACTTCCGAGCCGCGATTGATTTCGTGGGAGCCGGAAATTCCCCCGGCATCATCCGAGGCCTCGTGGCCCTCGCAGAGCGCTTGACCGAACCGGGGCACGCCAAGGGCGACCCGACGAGCAAGCCTTCTGACCCGGCCGCGGCCTTCTATCCCAACATGAAACAAGGATAACTGAGTCATGGCAACACTTGCAGCTGGCGTCCTTACTTACGCCGACTGGGCAAAACGTGTTTACAACGATTACAAAATCGGGTACATCGTTGAAGTTCTGTCCCAAACGAACGAAATCCTTCAGGATATGCTCGTTGGAGAGGGCAACCTCCCCACCGGCGATAAGACGGTCATCCGCACCGGCCTGCCGACCGCCACCTGGCGCCTGTTGAACACCGGCATTCAGCCCACCAAGTCGACCACCGCGCCCATCACGTTCACCTGCGGCAACCTCGAAGCTGAATCCCAGCTCGACGTTGACGTAGCCAAACTGAACGGCGACACCGCGCAGTTCCGCCTGTCCGAGGCTCGCGCCTTCATCCAGGGCATGAACCAGCAGATGGCCGCGGCCTTGATGTACGGAAACCAGACGACGAACCCGGAACGGTTCACGGGGCTTGCGCCCCTGTACTCGACCGTGTCAACGGCGACCGCGCAGACCGCTTACAACGTGATCGACGCGGGTGGTACGGGTTCTGACAACACCTCGATTTGGTTCGTCACTTGGGGACCCGACACGACCAAGGGTATCTTCCCGAAAGGTTCGATGGCCGGGCTCCAGCATCAGGACATGGGCAAGTGGCGCGTGCAGGATGTCGGCCAGACCTTCGCCACCGGCGCATACTACTGGGCCTGGGTCGATCACTTCAAGTGGGAACTCGGCCTCGCCGTCAAGGATTGGCGCTACAACGTCCGCATCGCGAATATCGACGTGTCCGACCTCCAGACCGTCAACGCCGCGAACCTGATCAACGCCCTCGTCCGCGCCGCGAACCGCCTCCCGACCACCATGACCGGCCTGACTGCCGTTCAGACGTCTGACGCGCCGACCATTCAGGGCGCGATGGGCCGCACCGTCATCTACGTCAACCGCACCGTTCGGACCTACCTCGAACTCCAGGCCATGAACAAAGTCAACGTCCTGCTCCAGCTCGTTGAGTGGCAGGGCCAGACCATCCTGAAGTTCCGGGGCGTCCCGATCCGAACTGTGGACGCGATCCTCAACACCGAATCTCGCGTCGTCTAAGAAAGGACCCGCACCATGATCCTCGACGGACAACTTGTGTTCGATGCCTCGGGCACGACAATCACGACCACCGCAACCAGCACTAACGTCATCGACCTTTCGGTCGCCCGTGACCTCGGCGTTGGTGACTATCCGGCCCTGAAACTGGCAATCTTCGTCGGCACGGCGTTCACGTCAACCGCCGCGGCGACCCTCCAGATCCAGGTCCAGGGTTCGACCGATAACAGCAACTTCACGACTATGGCCGAATCGCGTGCTTACGCCATCGCCGACCTCGTCGCCGGAACCAAGCTCTTCCCGATCGACCTCCCGGCAGCTGGCGGTGTTCAGGCTATCCCGCGTTATCTTCGCCTCAACTACGTTGGCGGAACGGCCACCTTCACCACCGGCAAATTGTCGGCTTACCTCGTCCTCGACCGCCCGGATACCATCGCGTATCCTGCCGGCATCAACATCACGAACTGAGGACGAAACACATGAACCGCAAGATCGCACTCGCGCTGGGGTTGGCCCTTTGGCCTGCCCTGGCTCTCGCCCAGCAACCCGGCGGCACCGGCGTCAACACCGTTCCGCAAGCTGGCGTTATCACCGGCATCAACAACCAGCAGTCCACTTATACCGCTGGTTTCATCGGCCTCGTTCCGCCCGCGTCGGCCACCGACACGATCTGCATCGCGGGGTCCTCGACCAAGACCATCGCGGTGACGAGGATTCAGCTTTCCGGCACGGCGGGCACGCTTGTGACCTTGCCGATCACGCTCGTCCGTCGAGCCTCTGTAGACACCGGCGGCACCGCGGCCTCCACCACCGCGAACCCGGCGAATAACATCGCGAAGCACGACACCAACAACGGCACGGCTACGGCAGTTCCAATCGCTTACACCGCCGTCCCGACGATCCCTGACACCTCCCCGACGTACCTTCAAACGGCCAACTTGACTTTGCCCGTCACGACTGCGGGCACGTCAACTGTTCCGCTTGATTGGCGCTTCGGCAACATCGCTACGGGCGAGCAGCCTTTGATCCTCCGTGGCGTCACGCAGCAACTTTGTCTCAACTTCAACACTATCTCGGTCTCGTCTGGCGTGCTTACCGGCTCGCTGACTTGGTACGAGTTCTAACCGAAAGGTCTTCCCCATGAAGTATCGTCTCGATGAAAGTCACTACGACGAATACGCTGAACTCCCTGCGGGCACGGAAGTCGGGGACGGGACGGCAGTTTCATGGAAATATCCTGAGACCATCGACAACGTGACTTTGAGGGGGAAGTACAAGCCCCCCTCAAAGTCAATGACGCCCCTCGACGACGAGGCGAAGAAGGCGTACGCGGAACACTTTAAGATCGAGGCGCCGGTGAAGGACCCGGAGAAGAAGCCCGCGATCTTCAGTGCTAATCCGAGTGATACCGGAACCGCCGCGCCTTCGACCGGTAATACCTTCACCGGCAAGCCGATCTTGCCCCCAGCGTCAGCCCCTGTCTCTAAGCCCATCGACAAATCTGGAAGGGACTAACCCCAATGCTTTCGCGTAGTGCTCTCATAGGCTCTTTAGCCGCAGGCTTCGTCTTTATGGGAGCCTACGCGGTTGGGCAGGTTGTCCCGCAGCCAGGACCCCCGTATAATATCGCCTGCGCCTATAACACGTCCCCCGTGACGTTGACCAACGGTCAGGCCGGATGGGTTCAATGTGATTCGAGTGGAAAACTCGCTATTTCCGCCACGATTGATACGACAGGGCTTGCAACCTCAGCTAATCAGGCGACAGAAATATCATCGCTTGCGACTATCGCTACTGCGGTACAGGCCGCGATCCCAGCGGGCACAGCAATCATCGGCAAGGTCGGCATCGATCAGACCACGCCAGGCACCACGAATAATGTCAGCGTCTCTCCGCTCCCTCGCGCAGCACGCAACTTCCCCGGCTGCACGGTCGGTAACACGACAACTAACTGCCTTGCCGCCTCAACGGCGGTGACGTTTCTTCAAATCCAGAACGTCGATACATCCGCGTCAATGGCATGCGCCTTTGGGGTATCGGCCGTGCTTAACGACAAAAGTTCGTTGCAGCTTGCCGCAGGGCAGGGCGCATCATGGGGACCAAACACTGGAGGCGTGCCGACCGGGCAGCTTAATTGCATCGCGTCAGGCGCGTCTAAGCCGCTTTATGTGGAGTGGAATTGATGATTAGCGCGCGCACCGATCAGTGGCTTCGCATCGCGGCTTTGTGCCTTGGCATTGCTGTCTTCTCGCTCGTCGGGTCGCAGGCGCAGATCGGGCCAGCGCCGGGCGGTGGCGGCGGCACGCCGGGTGGCAGCAATACGCAGTGCCAGTTCAACAATTCTGGCGCGTTCGGTGGGGATAGCGGTTGCATTTATGCAAGTGGAACACAGACGCTTAGCACTAAGTCCGTCGCCCCTAGTTTTGGCGACGGAACTAATTTCCAAGTCAAGTGGATAACATCACCGGATACTGTCGCAGCTTTTAGAAACACCGCCGATAATGCTTATATTCAGGTTTATGCCTTTGCTTTTTTTGCTGGAAATTCCAGATATTCTTACGGACAGAATGGTGTTTTCAGTTCTGTCGCTAATAGTGCAAATTTAACGGCGTCGGACTGGCGTAGTGCAATGCAGGCGCTTGAATTTGGTTCTGGCGCAGGTATGTCGTGGGCAACAACCAGTAATCAAGACAGTGGAACCTACGATACAGGCATTTCACGAAATGCAGCGGGCGTTGTTGAAGTTAATAATGCTACAGCAGGAGCATTTCGGGATGTGTTAGTGAGACAGATCATCACTAGCCCGGTTGCGGTTGGCTCATTACAAACTTGCAATTCTGGCAATAAGGGGGCACGAGCCTTTGTGACCGATAGTAATGCCGTATCTTTCACGGCAGGCATAGGAGCGGTGGTGGCCGCTGGCGGTTCAACCAATGTCCCCGTCGTGTGCGATGGTACGAACTGGAGAATTGGGTAGATGTTTGCGACTGCCCGAATATTTCTTGCATTCGTCGTTGCCTTCATCATCGCGGAGGCGATGCCCAACACGGCAAAGTCGTGGATACACGGCGCTATCGCGCAAGGTAATTATTGGGTGCAATCAGGACTCAATATTTATTATAACACTGGAAATGTTAGTATTGGAACAACGACGAATCTAACACTTGCTCCGCTTGAAGTTGTTAACGGTATCAGTGTCACATGCACTAATCCTTCTGTTGGCAACGACGCGAACGAACGTCGCTGTTTAGACGTTCGTAATACGGTCAATACTTCAAATTCAAACCCGGATTTTACTAACGAAGAAAATATTGTTTCTTCTTTGACCGCTACCAATGGCCGTAATTTTTATAGTGCTGATACTCAAGTAAAGACAACTTTCTTCCCACTTAATATTTACGGGAATTATACTGCGGCAGGTCAGAAGTTTATCCTTTCTAAATCGGCCGACTGTAAGGGTATGGGTGACTGCTTCATGGAGACGAAGCGGCTGACCTTTTCAGGAGGGCCGGTCTCTGGTGATGAGGGGCAATCGTGGGCATCGGTTGGGACTTTAGGGCAACCAAATAGCCTTTCGAGAGCGGCCATTGCGTCAATTCCGGCCCAAACAACCTGTAACACAACGCTTACGCAGGCGGTTACCAGAAATATCAGCGCGCAAGCGGTTAGTGTTGCTAGTACGACAAATTGTAATGTTAATGATTGGGTCGTGATAGATCAAGCATTTGACCAAGTGGCTCCGAATATTGAGGCGGTTCAGATCACCGCTGTTGGCGGGGGCAGGATCACGGCGGTATTTTCTGCTAATCATCAAAGCGGCCGAACAGTTACGCCAGCAAAGGTGTTAGTGCTCGATAGCTTTGCTGGGAGTGGTTGGGGACAGGATAGAGAGGTCGTCAATCTATCCGGTGCATCTTATACAACTGGAACCGTTGCTTCTATTGATAGTAGCTCGGGGTTTTCCAAGTTCGTAGGCTCAGGGACGACTTGGGCGAATAATATGGTTGGTGGAAGCGCAACGAATATTGGCTGCGCCTCGCTTGATAACGACACATTTAATGGTTCTCCGTTTAATGGGTCTGGAGCAACTTCTCCGCTACGCTCGTGGTACGTTATTAACAGCGTGATAGATGCTACACATTTCAGCATTATATCTTTTGAGGTAGCCGCCAACATTTCATACCGAGGAAACGGAGTCGGATCTGGTGGCTATCAGGTGCGCCCATGCGCACGTGCCTTGCGTATAAATGGCACTACCATAATTATGGAAACTACAGCCGCCACGTGGACTGTTGGTGATACACTTGAACAAGCAATAAATCCCTATCCTTATGTGGTTGGATATCAAGATCGTGTACAGGTGTGGACGCCGGGAATGTCTGTCAATGCGTATTTTGACCTTAAAAATGTAGGTGCTAGGGCGATGGCATCCGGCTATTCTTGCGACTCAGTTATGGCTACAGGTTCGGGGGCGCAAACATACGGTTGGGAGTCGTGCGTCATAGCAAATAAAGCAAATTATGGATTGCGAACAAACGTAATAAACACCGCTGCTATTTATACAGAAAGCGCCTTTAGTTCTGGAAGTGTGACCGACAACGCCAGCAAAATAGTAATTGGCGGGCCGTATGTGATGATGAACACCCCAAATGAGGGTATTTACTTTCAAACTACCCCCACTGGCGCTGGTGGTTTGGTCACGGTTAAAAGTCCGAATATAACACTAGAAGATCGGCCGCGTTGGGATTGGGATGGTGCGTTTGGACTAACTAGGTATATATCTGGTATTGAAATCACTGCCCCTTCGGCTCCTGCCGCGAATGGCTGGCGTATTTACGGTAAAGATAATGGCGCAGGGAAAACGCAGATTTGCGCGCTATTCAATACTGGTGCAGAGCAATGCTTCGCAACTCAGCCATGAGAACCGCCTTCGAAATCAACTTCGCACTTTGGGGAATGATCGCATGCGTCGTCTTGCACTTTTGGGGCTAATCGCCCTTTGGCCCGGACTGGCCGCGGCCCAGTGGCAGGTCCCAACCGGCTCGATTCCCCTCGGCAAGGGCCAGGGCAAGGTTGGCTTTGGTTTCGTCACCCCTTCCGGCGGCGGGACACAGTGCCTTCTCGACACCGCCCCGCCAACTTTCGGTGCTTGTGGGGCGGGGGGTCTTCCGTCTCTTACCAACGGCCGAATTTGGGTAGGCAACGGATCAAACGCCGCCGTCGCGGTTGTTATGTCCGGCGATTGCACTATCGTTGCGGCAGGTGCAATCACCTGCACTAAAACTGGCGGCGTTGCTTTCGGCCCCTTCGCCTCCGCAACCGGCACGGGTATTCCTTCCCAAACCGGCAGCACAATTAACTTCCGCACAATCACCGGAACCACAAATCAAATCACCGCCACTAATGGCGATGGGACGTCTGGAAATCCAACTCTTTCTTTCCCGACCGCGGATTTCATCTCTGTCAGCCCCGCTCTAGCCGCAGCATCATCTACTGTCGCGAAATTCAAAAACACAACCGCCGCTAATAATACCGCGGTCGAGATTGACTCGGTTGCTAACCAAAACGCGGGTGTTGTTTTAGACAATAATACCGCAATTAAATGGGTGATTCGTAACACCGGCTCCGACACGACAAACAGATATTCAATCTTGAATGCAGCGGTGGCCTCTGAGGTATTCTCGATCTTGCAGGCCGGAGATGTCGGTGTTGGAACAACTACTCCATCGTCGCCGTCAGGCTTCACTAAAGCACTTGAATTATCACACGCATCCAGTGCTTCGTTTGTAGTAACTGGTGGAGCAAACCGCGCCGAGTTCGGTGTGTCGGCAAGCGGCGGCTACATTGGTAGCGCAGGAAGTCTACCTTTCCGCCTTGGTGCGGCTGGGGTTGAAAAGGCCAGAATCGATGCTTCTGGAAATTTTGGTTTTGGCACTACGACCCCGATTGTGAATGCGAATACAAGTATTTTTGCGACTTTATCTGGAGACGCTCTCGGCGCAAATAAATTCGGCGAGTTCTCGATAGGTGGCAATATCACCGGCACTAGTAATCCAGTTGGTAACCTAAATTTCTATAATAGTGCGCTTGGAACCGCAGACAAACGCATTGCTACGATCGCTGCATCGAACAACGGTGCGACCAATTCAGGTGTACTTGATTTCTATACCTATAATGCAGGCACTCCTGCCTCGGCTATGACAATAGATAAATCTAGAAATGTTGGCATTGGGACATCGACGCCTTCCGCCCAGCTTCACACGACCAGCACCGTTCGCTTCGCCGGTCTTTCCGGCGTCGGGACCTCTGGCTGCCTTGGCAACGACACGTCCGGGAATATCACCGCAGGCAACCCCTGCACCGGCACCGGCTTTCCTTCTGGCGGTGTGAAGGGTGATATCGCATACTATAGCGCGGCGAGCACTGGCGCGGCGACGAAAGCCTCGGATGCGAACATCATTATCCAGGGCGGCGATCCGTCAGGTGGGTCAACCTCAACTGCGGCGGCGGTATTGGCATATGGATACTCGAAACGTATCGTTCTTCCTCCTGCTTCTGGCGGCGCAACGGGAGTATATAAATTCTCTACTGATGTTATTTTCCCAACCGGCACCGAATTGAATATTCCTTGTGGCGTAACTCTTAAGCCTGATAGTGGTAAGGTCGTCCGAAATATCGGTGTAACAAAGGGAGGGCAATGTCAGATTGCGGACACGTCTGCGGGTGGCACGGTTTATCTCGGTCGTGACGTTAAGGCCGAATGGTGGCCCTCGACTGGTGGTGATAGCGCCCTTGCAATAAACGCAGCAGACGCGAGTACGACTGATGCGGTTACAAATAATGCGGATGGAGGCGAAACGATTATTCGGCTTGCCTGTAATAAAACTTACACACCTCTTACCTCAATTACTTTGCACGCAAAGTTGGGGAACGACCAAAAGCTAGTCGGCTGTGGACCGAGTACTGTCTTCGATCCAACAGGCGGGTCGTTTTCGACTGGAGGAATGCTGACGCAAATCGGCGCGACCGGCAGCGACAGTCTTATGGCGTTTACCTGGAGTGACTTTACGGTCACCTGTTCTGCCGATCAAAACCTAGAGGCACTTACCCTTGCCGGTTCCGGGGGCGGATCGAACTCGATTCGATCGAACACCAAAAACAGAATTGCGCGCTTGCGAATCACTGGTTGCCGCACAGGCATTGGATTTTATAATACTCGAAACGTTGTGGTTGAGGATGTCCAAATTCAGGTTCGCGGGGATACAACTTTTGACTCTCGAACCATGTACTTTGGTGGAGCTGCCTTTGTTGGCGACACTGATATTGTTCGTGGTCAATATGAATGTTCTCCTGGCCCAACCCCAACCGGCGGTGTAGGCTATGGTATGCGATTTGATTCTACGGCAGGAACCAACATTTCAGGTATTCGAGTTAATGGGACTGTATTTTATAATTGTAACAAGATGATTAACGCGACGTGGTCCTCTACAGGAACTATGGGAGATCACTGGTTCTACGGAGGCACTCAATGTGAGACGTGCAGTAACATTGCTGATTACGGTGGAAGCGCGGCGGGTATCAATGCTGCAATGATTCGTTTCAATGATCTATATTTTACAAATTCACAAGATACCCAATATACAGCAACGATTAGTGACGGTGCGGGTGGCTCCGGTAATCAAATGGCGATCTCTGCCGTCGTCTCTGGATTACCTGATTATAATACAAAACTAAGAGTAGGATTTTCGGTTCGTGGTGCAGGTGTTACGGCTGGGACAATTGTTAGCGCACTTGGTACTTGCACAATGGTTCCGTTAGCTCCGTGTACAGCAACAGTAAGCAATAACCATACTATTCTTGGGGGGACTGCAATGGTATCAAACGATTCTCAACCCAAGTTCCGTTTTGATGGGGGAAATGCTGATGAAATCGTAGACGTTTCGATTAACAAGGTTCGTATTCGAGGGGGCGGAGGTTGTACCTCATGTCGAATTGCGTCGTTTGCAGGAACCTCGTTAATCAATATTACTGATAATCAATTTGCGAGTGTAAATGGGTCTGGAAGTATGCCAGTAGAAATTTTCAGTTTTGTTAGTTCACGAAAAGCAACTATTATAGGTAACACAATAGATCCATTTGGAATCTCTGGAGCCCCCGACCATTTAGTCTCTGCTTCGTCAAGCAGCAATGATATTGTAATTACAGGAAACAATGTTCGTGGTGGAGCCTCAGACATCGCTAATTTTAGCGGGGTGACTAATTCGTGCGTCAGTCTTAATCTCCCAAACTCGAATGTGTCATGCTAAAATACGGAGCCATCATTATCGTCCTAATGATCGCCATGCTCCTTGGCTGGTACTGGTCGCTGCCGCGCCTGGACCCGACCGGGAAGTATGACTCTTCCGCCGCGATCAAGGCAATGATTGATGATCGGCCGGTCGTCAATGCCTCGTCCGGCTGGCCGATGACCCGCACCGGCTGGCCTTTCTTCGAGCGGTATTCACCCAAATGATGATCGAGGCGATTCAGGAAATTGAACGTCTCAAAACCGGGGCGCTGCCCCAAAAGGAGAACCTCGTGAATAAAGAGCAAGTCAATTCTGGAATCCGTTGGTTCGTCTCGACCTTTGGCGGCGTCCTCGCCGGATACTTCGCCGCGTGGTCGGGGTGGTTCTCGGCGGATCAGATTGTCGGCGCGCTGAATAGCCCGACGTTTCTGGCCCTGGCGACTTCGATCGTGATGGGTGTGTGGGGCATCTTCAACAAGACCGACAAGAACATCGTCGCCTCTGCCGCGGCTTTGCCTCAGGTCTCTGCTATCACAGTATCCACTCCGGCTCTTGCAGTTGCAGCTAAGGCCGCCGATCCAAGCACTAACGTCACGACGGAGCCTGTCACCAAGTGAGTTGGGTCAGTCTGCTTATCATCGTCCTGAAGTTCGCGTATGCCCTTTTAAACAAGGTGCATGACGAAGAACTGATTAACGAGGGCGAGGATCGGCAGATCACGAAGATGCTGATGGAAATGACGAAGCGGTCGAAGGTGGCGAAAGAGATCGATGACCGCTTCGCACACGCCACGCCGGAAGAAGTGGAGAAAGCACTTGACAAAGATTTTCGGGATTAGTCTTCTGTTGATGCTGGGCGGATGCGCGCACGGGCAAGCCGTGGTCAGCGATTATTGCCAATTCTCGCGTATCATCCGCCCTTCGCATAAAGACACTTTCGAAACCAAGCGCCAAATCGCCGCCGCAAACACAACTTATCGAACCCTGTGTCAAAGCCAATGAGTGTTGAACCTAATACCGTGTTCATTTTCCTCAGTGCATTATTGAATGCGGGCACTGCCTATATGGCCTGGAAGACGAAGAAAGCGTCTGAAAAGACCGAACTCAATACGAACAGTATGCGTGAGCAATTGGTCGCCGCTACTGATGCGGCTGCTCATGCAAAGGGAATGAGTGATGAACGAGCTAATGTCGCTCGCGCAGCGGATAAGGCAAAGGAGTAGGTTATGACCACGGTTTTGATTGTCATTTTGGTTTTGATCCTGCTCGGGGCCGCGCCTATGTGGAGTCATTCCGAACCCTGGGGATGGGGTCCGAGTGGGCTTGTTGGCGTTCTTTTGATCGTCCTTTTAATCTTGCTCTTAACCGGCCGACTATGAGTATGCCGTGGTGATCGACTATACCATATCCATCGGAAACTTAGTTCAGGTCGGTGCCTTTGCCGTGATGGCTATCGGCGCATTCTTTGCGGTTAGAGGGGATATTAAAGTCTTGCGACATGATATTAAAAGTATTGAGCACCGTCAAACTATTCTTGGTACTGCTTTTGAGGCAATGGGGCATATTATGCGGGATATCGCTGTACAAAATCAGCGAATGGGGTACATGGAAAAGATGATCGATGAGCTGCGCCACGGCAAAGGTCTTGTAAGGAACGGTGAAAACGATGCCTACCCCTCCTGAAAATTCCGTCACCAGCCAAATTTGGGGCTGGATGAAGGTCGACTGCGGCCCGACTATTGGCTGGGTTAACCGGCCGATGTTCAATGATACGATTATAACCTCGGGCACGACGTATACAGTGCAGCCGTTTGACTTTCAAATCCTCGTTTCGGTCAATGCGGACTTTACCGTGACCTTGCCCGACGTGACGACGTGGAAACGGCAGCCCTACGGTTTGTTTCCCTTGTTCGTGAAGGACGTTGGAGGCTTCGCCACTGTTCATAACATCACCGTGACCCCGGCAGGGTCAGATACGATCGACGGTCTTTCCGGCACCTCCGTCGCCATAGCCAGCGCCTACGGATCGTTATCTGTCCGCCCCCGTTTCGGTTCAACTGACTGGGTGCTCGCACCATGAGCAGCGATACGGAAGTTGCGAATCTGGCGCTGGCGAAGATTGGGACGCGGTCGACCATTGCCTCACTTAGCGAGGACTCAAACGAGGCCCGTGCAATTAACCTGATCTACACCAATACCCGTGACCAAGTTCTTGGCATGGCCTTCTGGAACTTCGCGAGGAAGACCGCTAACCTTGGCGTGCTGAAGATTGCGCCGGGGGCAATGGGGTCAACCTCGCCGGGCGGGAATGTTTGGGACCCCTCGTGGCCGCCGCCAGGCTGGCTGTACGAGTATGCTTATCCGTCCGATTGCATTCAGATGAGATTTGTGTCACCGCAGTTCTCGAACAACATCGGGATTGACGGCATCCCGGTCTTCGGCAATGCGGTAACGACCGTCGCCCCTTACTCGACAGCCGCGGTTCGGTTCGAGGTCGCGACGGACAATATCAATAACATTCAACAGAATGTGATCCTGACTAACCAGTACCAGGCCATCGGCGTTTACACCGTCCGCATAACCAACCCCGACCTGTGGTCCGCGCAGTTTATCGAAGCCCTTGCCGCAGCCATCGCAGGCCGGGTTTCGATGCAGTTGACGGGGGATAAAGGGCTGGTCTCGGCGATGTTTCAGTATGCTAATTCGGTTCTGCTCCAAGCCCGCGCCACGGACGGCAATGAGGGCCTGACCGTTCAATCCTCCATGCCCGACTGGATCATTGATCGGGACATCGGCGGTTACGGCAACTACGGCCCTTGGATAACCCCCTTCAATCCCCTCTTCGCGATATGAGGATCAGATGGTTTTGACAGCGAAAGACAATGAACGACTGAAGCGGGCGCACCCGGACCTCGCGAAGATCGTTCGTCACGCGGCGGAAATTACAACCGTGCCCTTCACGATTCTTCAATCCGATCGAACCCTCGCGCAGCAACAGGCCAATGTCGCGAAGGGTGTCTCGCAAACGATGAAGTCGCGGCATTTGATCTCGCCTGATGGATTCGTTCGCGCGGTTGATATTGCTCCGCTGGAAGGAAAGAACGCTTCCTTCGCGTGGCCGCTTTATTACAAGTTCGCGCCGATAATGAAGCAGGCGGCGAAGGACGTTGGGGTACCTGTTGAATGGGGCGGAGACTGGGTGAAGTTCAAAGACGGCCCGCATTGGCAATTGCCCTGGAAGCAATACCCGTAAATGAGCAATAATGTAATCCAAAGTTCCTTCAACGCGGGCGAGCTTTCCCCGAACCTATATGCTCACGTCGACCTCGCGAAGTACCATTCAGGCGTAGCGCTGGCGCGGAATTTCTTTGTCGACTATCGGGGTGGCCTGACCACGCGGCCAGGCTTTGCGTTTTGCGCACAGTGCCAGATTTCAAACAAACCCGTTCGGTTGATCCCGTTTCAGTTCTCGGTTATTCAAACTTACATGCTTGAGTTTGGCGATGGGTACATGCGTGTTTTCATTGAAGGTGCGCCGGTTTTGGAAGCCGCTCTGACGATCCTTGGAATCACCCAGGCCAATCCGGGCGTGGTGAATGTGACTGCGCACGGGTACGTGACGAATGATGAGGTTTATCTTCTCGTCGCAGGCATGACTCAGCTTAACCAAGTGACCGCCAAGGTCAATGTTATTGACGCGAATCACTTCAGTCTCGTTGACCTGTTCGGCGCGGCGATTGATACGACGAGTTACAGTGCGTTCACGTCCGGCACAGTCGGACGTGTTTACAGCCTGGCTACACCGTTCTTGGCCGAGGACCTGTTTGACTTTAAGTACGTCCAGAACGCAGATACAATGGTCTTCACCCATAAAGACTACGTCCCGCGAAGCCTGACTCGAACCGGCCACACGTCTTGGATTCTGGCTGCGATTACGACTGGATCAACGCAGGCCGCGCCAGGGATTTTGACTGGATCGCAGAGCGCTGGCGGCACGACCGATTACCGCTACGTCGTTACGGCGGTTAGTGCGTCGGGGGATGAGTCGGTTGCCTCGCCTGATTTGCATTGGGGGTCGGCGGTTGATATCGCCACCACGGCGGGATGGATTGGGATTTCATGGGCGGCGGTCACGGGTGCGGCGTATTACAATGTTTATAAGGCTCAACCTGTCGTCGGCGGCACGGTGCCGGTGGGGGTCAACTTTGGCTTCATCGGTGACACGACAGGTACGACTTTCATTGATACCAATGTCGTGCCCGACTTTGTGACCACGCCCCCGCTTCACACCGACCCGTTCAGTGGGAATAGCCCCAGTACTGTTGCATACTTCCAGCAACGTCGTGTCTTCGCCGCCTCGATCAACTTCCCCGAAACCTTGTGGATGAGTCAGCCGGGGTCCTTTACCAACTTTGACGTGACGAACCCAGTCGCAGATGACAATGCAATCACGGCGACCCTAATCTCGAACCAGGTCAACAACATCAAGCACATGATCGCAATGCCGGGCGGCCTGATTTGTCTGACCGGCGGCGGGGCTTGGCAAGTTTCAGGTGGAGGAAATGATGCACCGATTACGCCCCGCTCAATCACGGCCACTCCTCAAGCCTACAACGGATGCAGCGATGTCCCACCCATTGTTATCAACTACGACATTCTTTATAATCAGGCCCGTGGTAGTGTTGTTCGGGACCTTGCTTATAGTTTCTATACTAATATCTACACTGGCACTGACATCAGTGTTCTGGCTAACCACTTACTTACTGGCCGCGTTGTCACGAGTTGGGCTTATGCCGAAGACCCGTTTAAGGTAGTTTGGTCGACGACTTCAGACGGGGAATTGCTTTCGTTGACCTATCTTAAGGAACAAGAGGTCTACGGCTGGGCGCACAGTGATACCGCGGGCCTGTTTAAGTGCGTTTCGCAAGTGCCGGAAGGAACGACTTCTGCGGTCTACGCTATCGTCGAGCGGACGATCCAGGGCCAAACTCTAAAATACGTCGAGCGCATGGTTGAAAGGAGATTCCCCTATGGTTCCGAAGACGCCTTCTGCGTCGACGCCGGATTGCGGAATACCCTCACCTACCCTTCCGCAACAATTAGAGCTTCCGCTGCCTCCGGTACTGGAGTCCTTTTCTCGGCTTCCGCGGGAGTCTTTGCACTGGGAGACGTGGGGAAGATACTTCGGATGGGAGGCGGAATCGCAACGATCACTGGATTCAACAACGCAAGCCAACTTGTGGGAACGCTGACGCGGCCGATTACAGGAGTTGTCCCAAATACTAACCCAGTTGAAGTCGCGCCGGTGGAAGAAGGGGATTGGTCACTCGTCAGTCAATTCACGACATTTGGAGGGCTTCAACATCTGACTGGGCAGACGGTTAAGCTGCTTGGCGATGGTAATGTCTTCCCCGATCAAACCGTCAGTGCCTCTGGCACCGTGACGTTCAGCCAGCCGGTGAGTAAGGCCTGCGTTGGCCTCGGCTTCACGGCGCAGATGCAAACGCTTTACCTTGACGTTGGCGACCCGACGATTCAGGGGAAACGGAAGAAGATCGCGGCCCTGACCACCCGCGTCACCGAGACCCGTGGATTGAAGATGGGTTCCGATTTCGATCACTTGACCGAGTTCAAAATGCGCAACTCACAGCCAATGGGGCAACCGATTGAACTTGAAACCGGCGACCAGCGGATTGTCATGGACCCGACCTGGAATGTCTATGGACAGATTTGCATCCAACAAGATTACCCTCTTCCCGCAAGCGTGCTCGGAGTTATCCCAGAAATTGTTGTCGGGGACACTAAGTGATTTTCATCCGGCCGACGAGAGCAGCGGATATCGAGGATATCATTCCCCGCTTGCGAGCGCACGACCGGAAGACGATTGAACGATTAGGCCTTGATCCCGTGCGCCTTCTCCGCGATACTTACATGAACGGTTCGCCGATGTTCACGGCCGATCTTGACGGTGTCCCGGCCTGCATGTGGGGATTAGAGAAGAAAACCGTGCTGTCCCCTTGGATGCTTTGGATGCTGACGACGGACGCGATTGACGATTATCCGATTAGATTTCTTCGGGAGTCGCGGAAGATTATTCAATCCCTATCTTCGGCTTATGGCACAATCGAGGGCCTTGTCGATTCTGACTTTGACGTGTCGGTTAAATGGTTGCGTTGGCTGGGATTCCACGAGGTCGCCGAGGGTGAGTTCAAAAAGATGAGGTATTCCTGTGGGGATTGAAACACTCGCGGCGGCAAGTATTGGCGCGACGGTTCTTGGTACTGGCGTATCGATGATGGGGGCCGGGAATGCCGCGCAATCGCAAGCGCAGGCGGCGAATTATCAGGCGGCGGTGGCGAGGAATAATGAGATTATTGCTGGGCAATATGCCGACCGGGCGATCTTGACTGGCGGGGCGAAAGCGGAACAGCAGGATTATCGAACGCGGGCGATGCTTGGAACGGCTAAAGCCGCGCAGGCGGCATCGGGGGTGGACGTTAACTCAGGGTCACCGCTTGACGTTCGACAGTCGATTGCGGAGATTGGGCAGCTTGATAAAGAAACGATTATGTACAATGCGGCGAATGAGGCGTATGGGTACAAGGTGAAGGGTGCGGGTTTCGCTGCCGATGCTCAACTAGACAAAATGAAGGCCGACAACGCCATCACTGCCGGGGACTACGCGCAGGCGTCGAGCTTCCTTTCCGGCGTCTCGTCGGTTTCGAGTAAGTGGCTCGGTTATCAACAGAAGGGGACGTTTTCGTGATGGATGTATGCACTCTTATCTTCGGTGGCTGGTCTATTGCTCATGCTTGCATGACTGAAAAATGTCACGAAGAAAAAGGAAGAAAATTATGTGTTCCTGTTCCTTGCCAAAGCGGCAGTTTCATTCCGCCAAAATATAGCTGTGTTAAAGAAGATGGAACTGTTTATGAGTATACACCGAAGCTGAGGTTGGAATAGAATGCCGCAGGTCCCGCAGGTTCTCCCGTCCGTCCAGCCGCAAAGTGGCGGGGGTGGAGGGTTCTTTAATATTCAAGACCCGACGATGGCGTTTGGCTACGGCGCGGGCAAAGCCCAAGAGGGCCTCGGACAGACGATTGAGAAAACCGGCGATATGCTGGAGAAGCACGCGAATGTGCTTCAGGATCGAGCCAATCAGGCCGCGGCGACAGATATGTTTGTCGAGTGGGATAAGGAAGCCGCGGGCCTTCAAATGTGGCATCGGCAACAGGAGGGCTCGAACGCAGTCAACACGTTGCCGGAACTGTATCGGAAGCAGGACGAGCTTCGTGAGAAGTACACCAGCACCGCACCAAACATCGAGGTTCGCAGACTGTTCGATCAGGACTCGAAACGGCGCCTTGGTTTCATGATTCAGGACGCGGGATCATATGCGGCGAATCAGAATAAGCAATCGAATATCCGGGCGGCGAAAGCGCGAACGACTCTTGCAATTCAAGGAGCTGGTAACTCGCAAAGTGATGAGGAATTTAACTTCAACGTCGATCAGGCGATTAAAGGCGTCGATGCCCAACAAATGGAGCATGGCTGGTCGGACGAGGAAACGAAAGTTCAGCGCCAGATCGCTGTCAGCGCAACTTGGCAATCACATCTTGACTCAATCGCGATGACCGATCCGTTCCGGGCGGAAAAACTTTATAAGGAGAATAAAGAGAAGATCGCCGACCCAACTACCCGAATGCACATCGAGCGAAACCTAATCCAGCAATTCAACTCCGTCGGCACTGGCCACGATGAAAATTCTATCGTCAATGGTGCGCCATTTAAGGAGTTCCCGACTGTTGGCGGTGGCACGGCTCGCGGGGCGATCTCGTCCGTCGAGACGGGACATATTAAGGGCGAGACAGCGAAATATAATGCTGAAGGCCCTGTTGTTCAAACTGGCCGATATGCCGGTCAGCGCGCGATTGGCAAATATCAAGTCATGGAGAACAATGTCCGGGATTGGACGAAGGAAGTCCTTGGAAAGGAAATGACACCTGATGAGTTCAAAAAGAACCCCGAAGCACAAGACAAAGTCTTCGACGCCAAGTTCGGTCAGCTTCTCGAAAAGTATGGAAATTTCCAGGACGCCGCGTCCGCATGGCACTCTGGACGACCACTTGCTGAGGCGATTAAAGCAGGCGCGACAGATTCGTACACGAAGACAGAAGATTATGTCAAACGAGCTTCCGCCGCCTTCGGAACCGGGGCCGGACCTCTTACCACTGACTCGGGGCCGACATGGTTAAGTGCTGCAACCGATCGTGCAAGGGCTATTTCAGCAGCGAGATTCCCGAACCCCGAAGATGATGCTCGAAGGCAGAATTACGAGAGGACATTAATCTCGCGTGTACGCTCGAACTATGACACTGTACACACTGAGCAAAACGCCGTTAAAACCGAAAATTTTATGACAGTGCAAGGCGCACTGAATGAACTGGATAATAAAGGGCGACCAAAAATTACTAATCCGTCTCAAATCTTTTCAAATCCAGCACTTAACGAGGCATTTAATAAACTTGATGAAGTGAAAAAGAAACAAATTCTTGGCCAGATTGAAAAGAACGCGAAGGCAGACGTTCCGTTGAATGATGAGCGGCTGGCGCGGTTTAATGAGATTATGGGGATGCAGCATAGCAACCCTGATGAATTTATGAACGTTGTGCCTGGGGATGAGGATATCCCATTCTCGCTGAAGAAACAAATCTACACCGCGCAGCGAGGTGTTCAGCAGAACAAGGTCATGGACCCCGGCTTTCAACGGGCACTGAATAATGTTCACGGGATGCTGAACGATGCGGATATCGGCGCCTCGATGAGTGATAAATCTAAGAACTCTCGATATAATCAGTTTGTTGGCGCGTTTCAAACCGCTCGTGAACAGTGGATGAAAGATAATGGCGGAAAGGTTCCATCGAGAGAAGATAACTCGAAGATCGCGGCGGGACTTTTGACTGATGTTGAAAGGCCGGGGCGGTTTTTTGGGACGAACACCACGCCTGCGTTTGAGGTCCCGGCCTTTGAAGAAGCCAAAATAATCGAGGCTTATAAGACGAAACTCGGCACTCGCCCGACTCCAAAGCAAATCTACGACGCTTACCAGCGGAAGGTTGGCAATGGCGGATAATGAATATCTGGGCTTGATCGGCGCACCGGCGCAGCCGAGGCAAGCTCCGCAACCTCAGCCGGGCGGGAAGAACGAATATCTTGACCTGATTGATAGCAATGTCATCGCCCTTCCTCGCGCGCAAGCGGGTGCACTGAAGAAACCAGATCAAGCGGGACAGGCGGTTCAACTCGGTCAGTCGATGGGCTTCCCCTCCTCGGTGATCGGGGCGGACCTTGAGAATTATCAGCAGATTGATAAGGGTCAAAAAGCCGCCCAGGCGATTGAGCGGAATCAATGGATTTCCGGCTATGTCGCGCGGAACCCGGAGGCGGCGGAAGTAAGTAATGATGATTATGATAAGCTCGAAACCCTGTCAAAGAAAGTCCAACCCTTCACCATCGCGGGGCGCTCAGGTGGTCTGCTTCAAGCCGCGCCGGAATTTGTCCTGAACACCCTGCCCCAACTTGGCTCGATGCTTTCGACCTCAGAGGGCCGATCGAAACTCCTCGGCGGCGTGACAAAGTTTGGCGAACAGTTCGCGAGTATTCTCGGCTCGCCGAGGGACGCGGAAAAGCAGGGGTTTGATATCCACGACCCGGCTGATCTTGACCGGGCGATGAGCCTGGGGATGCTGATTGGGTTGGGGAAGCAGGCGCCGAAAGTTGGGCTTCCAGTCGCGGCGAAGTTTGAAATCGGAGTTAAGTCTGTCTCGACCGGGGCCGAACTTGATCGATTCCTGATCGACGCGATTTTGACTAAGGGCCAGGACCCGAAGACAGTCCTTCAGATCGAGCACGCGAAAGCCGACTCGGCCGCCCTCGATTCCGCCGTCGCCGCTGCTTCCGAAACCGCGACGAAAGGTCGGGCACCGACGTTGCTTGATGACTTCGTAAAGGGCCATGAAACGGGCACTCTATCCATCCCAGCGGAAACGATTGCGGAGGTTTATAGAGCGGAAGGAAAGGTCCCGGTGGTTGGGGATGGGCTTTTCGGTTTCGTGCCGGACTTGGCGAGGAAACTTCCAGGCGCGGCGGATACGGGGACTGAGATTGACGTACCTGTGGCGAGTTATTTGGCACATATTGACCCGACTGTTCATGAAAAAGTGAAGAAGGCGATTCGGTTCTCGAATGACGGGATGACGCTGGCGGAGGCGAAGGAGGCTGATCCGAATGCGATTGAGGCGTTTCATGGGTCGCCGCATACGTTTGATGCGTTTGATATCTCGAAAATTGGGACTGGCGAAGGCGCGCAGTCTTATGGACATGGATTGTATTTTGCTGAAAATCCTGAAGTTGCCTCAATTTACAAAGAGCGTCTTGCTGGCAAAGCTGCGCCGATGGGTGGCGTGCATGGCGGTCAACTTGAGATTCGTCAAGAACAGGGAATGTGGAATGTTTACCAAGACGGAGAACTTGTAAATGCTTTTGGCGCGAAGTCTGACGCTGAGCGTTATATCAATCAGGGCTCGTTTTACAAAGTCGCCATCACCGCCAATCGCGAGCATTTTCTTGATTGGGATAAGCCGTTGAGTGAGCAGCCACAGGCGGTGAAGGATTACTTTACTTCACAATATAATAGACTTAAAGAAGCCGGGCTTCCTTTTGAAGTTAGTTCTGAAATGACAGGAGAGGAGCTTTATCGAGGTCTTACTGGTGGCGCCTATGATGCCCGACTTCCAAGTCCTGAAAGTGTAAGCTCGGAAATGGCTGCCGCCGGTATCCCCGGCATCAAATATCTCGATCAAGGATCGCGTATCTTTCAAGGTGCTGCTGGTGAGGCAAGAGCCAAGCAGATTGAGCGGGCGTTAAAAGAGTCTCCGAGTGATGGAACGCCTGAAGGTAATGCACGAATTGAAAAGCTGCAAAAAGAACTTGATAGCCTTAGCAAGCCGACCTCCAACTTCGTCATCTTCGACCCTGCATCCGTCACCATCCTCGAACGCAACGGGCAGGCTCTTCGTGCCGCGGCGCAGGTGGAAGAAACGGAACTAGGCCTTCGGCCCCTCTTAACCGAACCCCTCCCCGGCCAAACCAAAACCGATTTTGAGCGATACAACAAAAAGATCATCGCCGCGCAGCAAAAGGCACTGGATAAGGCCACGGAGGTCCAAACCCGCGAGGCCACGAAACGACAGGGTGAAGAATGGAAAGCGAATGAGGCGGCCCTGCGGCCGGAGGTCGAGGCGGAGGTCAGAGTATTTCCTGATATTGCGGCGGATAGGTTCTTGCGGGACGGGACTTTGCCTGATGGCTCGACCATGCCGAAGGTGCGGCTGGATGAAGGCTACGTCAATGCCCTGCTTCCCAAGACCGAAATCCCGGCCATGATGCTTGCCAAGGACGGCATTCACCCCGACGACATCGCGCCACTGTTTGGCTTCAACTCCGGGGCCGAAATGGTGCGGTCGCTGAATGACCTGAACGCCGCCCGGCGTGGGGCGAAAGAATCCCCGACGCAGCATCTGAACCGACTAATCAAAGAGGAACTGAATGCACAGATGGAGGCGAAGTATGGGAACCTTGACGCCTCGATCGCGGAGGAGGCCCGTGCGCTCGCCCTCGACGATCTTCATTTTGATATTCTGGCTGATGAACTGCGCGCGCTGGCGACAGAGGCGGGCGGGACTATGCCGATTAGTAAGGATGGGATTAAGGCCCTGGTTCAAGATCACTTCGCCCGGCTCGACGCGAAAGAGGCCGCGAACTTTGAGAAATTCCAAAAAGCGGCCGGACGGAATGGGCTTCTAGCGGAAAGGGCCTTGTTGAAGGGCGACGCGATTGAGGCGTTTAACGCGAAGCAAAAGCAGGCGATGAACTTCTTGCTCGCGAAGGAGGCGCAGAAATTTGGGAAGCTGGTTGATCGGATTGCGAAGAAGATTGATCGGGTGACGAAGAATGACTCGATTTCGTCGATGAATCAGGAGCATTTTAATCAACTGCGGTCCTTGCTGTCAGACCTGGGTTTCGACACGAAAGGCGACGTGACGCGGTCTGCGACTTCCCTCGGCGATTTCGTCGCGAACAGTGACGGGCAATTGGCGGTGGCGGCGTGGTTGACTGACGGCACGATGCTGCCGCGCGATCCGAGCAAGCTCACTGTTCAACAAATGACCGAGCTTGGTAAGTCAATCGACTCAATGATGCACGTTGGGCGCGAGGTCAAGACCCTTGACTCGGCGCGCGGGAAAGCGGGGTTGCAGAATGTCATCTTCGACGTTAAGGGCGAGCTTGATCGTTTTGATTTTGTTGCAAACCCTCTTAACCCTACAGTTGGTCAGAGAGCTAAGGGGCTCGCTCGTTGGGTGTCAGCCTGGAGCCTTCTTGTTGAGAGGATGCTCGACTACACCGACAAGTTCGATCCCAACGGCCCTCTCACTACCTATCTGGACCGACCCCTCCGTGACGCAAACGTTAAAGAGATTCAACTCAACGAAAATGTTACTCGAGCCCTCAGAAAACTGAGCGAGCTAACTGATAACTCGATTAACGACATTATCCCAAACAATGTAATCCCCTCCGTCCGCAACGATTCCGGTTTCCTCGACATGAACCGGCGGAATCTGCGACAGTTGATGGGGTATATGGGGTCGGAATCAGGTATTGCAAAAGTCGTGAATGGCTGGAAGGTTGACGAGGCCGCGGTTTGGAAACTGATTAACGACAACGCGACGAAGGCGGACTGGCAGTGGGTTGCCGGGATGCATAAGATTTTTGAGGGCCTGTGGGCCGAAGCAGCGGCGATGATTGAGAGGGATACAGGGGTTCCGGCTGATAAGATCGATCCAAAGGTAATGAAGTCTGAAAAGTTCGGCGACTTCCCTGGCGGATACTGGCCGATTAAGTACGATCGGATTGACTCGAATATCGAGGGCCATGTTGCCGGGAAGCGGTCGCTGTTCGATAAGCACTACGTCTACGCCGCCACGCCGCAGGCATACACCTTACCGCGGACTGAATGGTGGGGAGCGTTGGACCTTAGCGGTCAGCTTATTGCCTCGCATCTTCGCGGCGTGATCCATGATATAGCCTTCCGCGAGGCGGTGCGTAATGCGGCGAAGCTGATTAATAGTCAAGAATTTATGTCGGAAATGACGCAGAAATGGGGGAAGGAATACGCGGGCCTTATGCCGGGGTGGATTAAGGACATAGCCAACGCACACAACGTTGACGACTCGTACGCACAAGGAGCAGCCCGGTTCTTCTCACTCGTTCGGCAAAATCTAACCGCGACCTTGATCGCATGGAATCCAGGAACGGTGATTAAGCATGGCGGCACGGCGCTGGGAATGTCGGCGGCGGCGGTAGGGCCAGGGAAGTTCCTGTCGTCGACTTGGGAGTTCGGTCTTCGTGGAATGGCCGGGGCGGCGAAAGACTTGATGACTGGACAAGTCGAGCGCCCTACCGAACAGATGCTTGATGCACTGAAAGCCGTGACGGACCCTGGCGAGTACGGGGACGGCGTGCGGCAATTCATTCTTGACTCGTCGGCCGTGATGCGCAATCGTCAGCGGCAATCGATGGACAACATTCGCGAGCAAATGAACCGGAATCTGCGCTCGGGCGGAACGCAGACTTTCATGGATTTCCGGGGCGCGGCGTTAGACTTTGGCCGAGTGCCAATCGCGGCGTCAGATGCGGTCTCGGCTTTCCCGACCTGGCTCGCGGCATATAAGGAATCGATGGCCCGGACTGGCGACCACGCGCAATCGGTGTTTGAGGCGGATAAGCAAGTCTCCCGCGCGCACGGATCAGGGTTCATAGGTGACAAGCCCCGCGTCCTCCGCACCGGCGAGGCAATGCGCTGGGTGACGCCGCTTTATAACTTCTTCAATCACAACTTCAACATGGCCCTGCAATGGGCTTGGGACGCAGGGGCAAAGTGGAAGGGGCGGGACGAGCCGGGCGCGAATATTGGGAGTCTGAGTAACCGAATGTTCTGGGGCTTCATGATGGCCGTGGCGATGGAAGAACTGGCGGCACCGGCGTTGGATCAGAGTAAGCGAGGGATTGGAACGTCGCTGTTGCTCGCCGGTATTCGCCATGTCGGCGCTTGGATGCCGGGACTTCGTGACTTCACCAATGCCCTCGCGAGTGGATATGAACCGTCAGTCGGCTTTCTTGGCACGGTCGCAAAGACGATCGCGGATACCGCGAAGGACGTTTCGAAGTCACTCCAGGCCGGGAAGACCGTCAGCCAGAATTGGCTCGTCCACACCGCAACCGCTATCGGCCTCGCAACCGGCATCGGTGGCTCGCAGTTTGGTCGTACAGGTTCTTATCTGAAAGATCGCGCTACCGGCCGAGAACGCACACCACGCACCTGGGATGAACTTCGTCAAGGCCTCCGCACCGGCCACTCCAAATCGAGGGTACACTAATGACCATCTCCACCACCGCGAGCCTTGTTGTCTACGAGGGCAATGGCGCTACGACGACGTTTGATTATGCGTTCCTGATCCCGGCCGCGACGGATGTGGTCGTGACTTACACCGATGCTGACGGGGTCTCGACGGACCTTAATACAAGTCAGTACTCGATCACTGGGATCAACAACGCTAGTGGTGGGACGGTGACGTACCCGCTGACCGGATCGCCGATTGCGAACCTGACGTTCTTAAGCATTCGTCGCGAGTTGCCGTTGACGCAAGAAACCGACTTCGTGAACCAAGACGGATTTTATCCGCAGGTGCTTGAAGACGCGCTTGATTATTTGACGATGCTGGTGCAGCAGGTTAATACCGTCAACACCCAGGCGATCCGGGTGCCTGCCGACGAAGACCCGCCCGATGAACTCCCGGCGGCGGCGCTGCGCGCCAATCAAACCCTGGTCTTCGACGCGGACGGGCAGCCGACTGTTGGATCAGTCACGGGCACGACTGTCTCTTCCGCCATGCAGCCTGTCGTTGGTGCGGCGACCACGGCATCAGCGAGGACTTTGATGGGGGTTGGATATGTGCCCTCAGCCGTGACAACTAATCAAACCATTGCCCTCGCGAACATCACAACGCGGTATATGGCGACCGGGGCACTGAACTTCACGATGCCCGACACGACACAGGTTCCGGCAGGGTTCAGCTTCAGTGTCTATGCGCTGACGGCTGATTGCACTCTGACTCCGGCCGGAACGGATACCATTTTCGGTTACTCGCTTGGCGGCGCAGCCACAGCCTCGGCCGGAACGGTGGTTGAGGCGGTGACGGATGGAGCAGGGAACTGGTGGCTAACGACAGTTGTATCTACAGATGATTTTGTTGGCGCAATTAGACCCTACGGCGGGTTCTTTGCTCCGTCAGCGAAATATAAAATCTGCGACGGAACGAGTTATCTTCGATCCGATTTTCCTGCTTGCTTCACCGCTATCGTTATGAGTCTGACGGTAACAAAGACAAACGGATCGCCGGTTCTTGGAGGATTTACTTCGGTCCAAACCGCCGCATTGGCGGCTGGGATGCTGGTTGAAGGGACAGGAATACCTTCGGGCGCGACGATCCTGACAACACCTTCAGGCGGGGACACGTCAATCACACTGAATCAAAATGCAACAAACAGTACGTCGCAAACCGCCACCATAATTCCTTATGGCGCGGCCGACACTACCCACTTCAATATCCCTGACCTTCGTGGCCGAGTGCTTGCTGGCGCAGAACCAGCAACGAACGCGGCGACAAGATTGACTACAACTTACTTCGGTTCTGTTCCTAGAATTGGGCGATCGGGAACTGCAACAGAAAGCGGGCTGGTGCTGAAGGCGAACCTTCCGAGTGTCGGGACTTTCGCCGTGACGGATAATCGAACCTGGGCATTGGGATCGTCACCGATTGTATCAACTGGTGGTGGGCCGGGAACAATCCCTGGCGGAACGGGGGCGACTGTTGGAAGTGCAACGGTGACGCCTTCCGGCGCGGCTCCGACCGCGGCTATCGGCGGATCGGATACTCCTATAACAAAAGTGCAACCAACGCTGGTGGCGAATTATCTTATTCGAGTGTTGCCCTAAAGCTTTCGCTTGTCGGCGGGGACGTAGGCCTGAAGGCCGCGAACGGGTTCGACCTTCAGCATCCCCGACCGCACCATGACCTCGATGACGCGCGGGATATTGTGGCTCGCGACGCGATCGCGGAGGTAGGCGTAAACCGCGTTCTCGAAAACTGGCACCCCGGACTTTTTGAAGGTTGTGTAAACGTAGAACCAAGTGTCATCGATGGCCTTTCTATCGCCCCCGACTCCCATGTTGGCGAAGATATCGGGCATGGTGGACTCGGCCTCGAGAAGCCAGTCGAGGGCGGTTTGGTAGTCCTCTAACCAGATTTGCTTTCCGTTTCCTCTGGACGCAGCGGCGACAATACATAGTTTAATAAGATGGGCAAGGCGTCGGGAATTGTAGTGCTGAAGTTTAGGCTGTTCGGGAACCGGACATAGACCGCCAGCGTTCCACTTGGTGATAGCATCAACTGAACCAGCGTCCCAGTCGAATTTTCCGTAAAGCTGAGAGATTGATTTAATGTCAGCAATAAGACTATTGTGGAAAAGCTCATTGTGATTGTTGTTAGGGATTGATTCCTCGAAGAAGATGGGAGTATCCACAGTGGTTCCGCAATAAATAAAAATTGTGCGAGACGTGAATCCTTGATCCCATGCTCCCTCAGGTAAAAAGGTGTTGAGATAGCTTGGCGTTGTTCCTCCGATAAAATTGAGCTGAGGCCGGGGCATGGTAATGTGTATTTTAGCCGTCCGCCTTCTCTGTTCATAGTGCTCTCCATCATAGAGTTTGGTTAAGGTGTTCATGAAAAGTCTGTCGTACTCGGGGAGGAAGACGCCGAGTTCGGAAGCGATAACGGTGAGGTGATTGAACTCGATGTGATTTGGAACTTCCCCCATACGGATGATGCTTCGCTTCGCGTCGAACAAGGAATCGATGAGGCTTGCATCAGATACCGAGGACGGAGCAACGCAAATATCCGGTACGGCCCGAAGGAATTTCTCAGCCAAAGATAAAATCGCGGATTTCCCAATACCTGGAGGTCCAACCAAACAGATATACTGGTTAGGGAACAAGTCACTTCCCTTAGTTCGGACCCATACTTTTTGTTCGAGTGCACCGGCGACGATCCCTATTGCGGCCCACTTGCGGAAGATCGGAGGCGACGCAAAGACTGACGTGTACTCAACAAACGAGTCGATCCAAGATGCTTGCAGCTTTCGCGGGGCGGGAGCGCCGACGGGCATCGGGCCGCGAAGGGCTCCAGCGAGTAAGTCCGTCGGGGTTCGACTGTTCATTCCATTCACCCCAGTTCCATCCACATTTCGCCTCACTTGGTATGACCAATGTTCTATCGTGCTTGAGCTGGATGGGGTGTTTGATGGTTTCGAGAAGGAGGGGAATTATGGTTGATTCTTGTTCTGATGGATATTGGACGAGGATTGCATCGTGTATTTGAAGGAGCAATTCAACGGTTCCGAGTCGCCAAACTGCCAGCATACCTCGATTGAGTATGTCACCGACAGAGCCTTGCGGATCGTAGGCAATAGCTTCTCTGATAGTTGCATCGTCATTTCGTCTACCAAAGAACCATCGTCTTCTACCAGTGAGAGTCGTAAGGTTGCCATTGAGATAAAGCTCCTGTGCTACTCTTGCGTGCCACTGTCGATGAGCCGGAAATGCTGTAAAATATCTGTCTTGAAATTGGGCAATGAGCTTCTGATCGAGCTTAGTATGCTTGGCCATAGTGAACGGCTTGCCGTTATAGTTAGTTCCATGTCCAAGGACCTTAGCCATATGCCGATATGAATGTTGTCTGTAGAATGGTACCTCCGCAAGTTGCCGATCAGTGCGAAGATCGCCGGTCCATCGGATAACATCTCCCCACGCGAGACGACAAACGGTGGTGTGGAGGTCTCCGGACTCACAAGCGTCAAGGTAACGACCGTCTTTGAAAAGGTTCCACTCGATTGCTCCGACAAGTCTGCTCTCCGCTTGTTCGAGGTCAATGTAGGCGAATTTCATTCCTTCGTCGGCGATGAAGACACTTCGGAGTCGGGACTCGATGTTTTGAAGATTGGTTCCAGTGCCAAAATCGCCAAGGCTAGAACTAAATCGGCCTGTTGTCGTTCCTGCAATGTTGTAAGACGTACGCATGCGCCCGTCCAAGTCAATTTCAGTCTTAAGAACCCCGATCTTTTTTCCAATG